ATGGCATTGCCGGAAATCAGCGCGTGGCGCGTTGAAGTCTTGAGATTCACGTTTTTCTACAGCGAGCCTCAGTCTGGCCGCGGCAGAGACTGGTGGAAGGCGCTGACCGGTATCGACCCAGAAACCACCGTTAATAAGCAGCAGACCGGTGAATATGTGGAGTCCGGGCCTTATCTACAGGGACAACTGGACCTGAAGGTCGCTTTCAATCGTTTGGACTGGACGCTTACTTATCCTCTAGCGAGCATGCCAGATTACGTGCCCCCTATGGATCTTCAGACGTCGCTGGATACGATGTATGATGCTTTTAAAAAGATAACACTTGATCCGAACGTTATCCGCGTAGCGTTCGGGGCGGTCTTGCTGATGCCAGTGGAAAACGCGCATAAAGGAAATATTATATTCAATGAATATATGCCCTTTGTTAAGGTTGACCTAGATAATGTTGAGGATCTTTTTCTTCAGGTTAACTTCCCGTATGTAGCCCGTTCGTATGATGGCATGAAAATAAACAATGTCGCGAAGTGGAGTGTAATGAGTGGCCAGTTTATGCAAATGGCAATTGGCGGTTTTCCGCAAATCTCTACCAATTTTTTAGTTCGTGGAGAGGTTGACCTAAGCTCTGCTGGAGAAAGGCAGACCCCGCTCGACGGAGAGTCCGTCATTCCGCTGTTAGATGAATTCGTAGCCAAAACTTACTCAATATTCCAGGAAGGTTTTAAGTCATGATAGGGAATCTAACGTCTGAAGATTTGGATGGTGCTAAGGTCGAGCCGCAAACAACGTGGGGTACAGTCACCTCTGGCTGGGTAAGCGATATTGATCACCTATTTCCTAATAGTGCATATTCGACGTTCGTTAAGATTGATGATCATCCTGCATACCAAGCTGTCGCCCAAGCGGGATCTGTGCACTTTCCGCGTGTGAGTACGTTTGCGAAGTGGGCAGGTGTTTCAGTTACTAAGTTGAGCCACGATGAGTCTGTCGGGCTGGCAGATGCTTACAGTGCAATGCAAATGCTTTACCAGTGGGAGCACAACAGGCAGGGCAGGATCGCATCTGCATACGCTGTTTATTTCGTAGAGCGTAATTTCTCCGCAAGGAACCTCGCAGCGGTAAACGACCTCTTGTTGAATGTTTCTGCGGAAAGGCTCACAGAATGGTCGATGGTTGCGATTCTCAGATCCTCCTTTTCTGCAAGGTCGAGTCTTCCTGCTTGGCCGTCATTTATGGCAGCAGTGCGCGAGAGACTTAAAGATAATGAACGCTTAGAACGTCTTCTTGTTGGCTTGACCAGATAGGTAGTCATGGAACTTAGACTATATAAATTTAACGTGCAGTTGCCTGATGATGTCTATTTGGCGTTGGCGATAACTGGTGAGCTTGGCGCTGAAGGACAGCGCCATACTGGATTCGTAGTAAAGGACTTTAACGATAACTCTCAGCTTTTTCACTTAGGGCGCAATAATCTTTATCGGCAAGATTTACTGGCCCCGCGTTACTCTTACTTGCTTATCCCATCTATGGAGCCTGAAACCGCCAATTCAATAATTGCATTACTGGTAAAAGTGCTTGAGGACACTCAAGGGAACGTCCCTTACTCCATAGCATGGGAAGATGAAGAGTATTTCGACTCCAGTGGGGTATTGGTCAAGACCGACCCAATTGATGGTTTCACATGCGCTACATTCGTATTAGAAATTCTTAGACGGCAGGGTATGGAGCTTATCGACAAAGCTAGTTGGCCAGTCCAGCCGGCAGACATGGTTTGGCAGGCCGGAATTTTGCCATTTCTTGGTCTTTCTACGGAAAGTTTGATGGCTCAGCTAGAAGCGATAGGTAGGTATCCGAGGATTCGCCCGGAGGAGGCGCTGGGCGCCGCCCATCTGTATGTTGGGGAAGTGCTCCAATTTCCCACTGTTGCCCCTGCGGCAAGTCAGGTGATCGCAGAAATGGTGAGACTGAGTGCTCCGGCCTAGCTTAACTGCCGTTCACTAAAGCTAACTCATCTGAACCCCATCATTTCTGAAACCATGCCGGCCATGCTTTTTGTATCGCCTGGAATCCATCTCCCGTAATGCTTCCTGACCATTGTTGTATCGCTGTGGCCAAGCTGGCGCGCGACCCATTCCACTGGAACGTAGCTCGAAAGCGCCTGGCTGGCGAAAGTGTGTCGGCATTGGTTTACGCCGCGATGGCGGACCCCGGCCTTCACAAGGTGATCGGTGAACCAGTTGCTCAGGTTGCGGCCGGTCCACGCCACGCCTTCTGATGGTGTTCGGAACAGAAACCGCAAGGTCTCTTTCTTGATCGAGTTGTTGTCGCGCTGTGTGACCGCCACCGTCTGGGCTGGCGCATCGGCGGCATCGAGCATGATCAGCTTCAGCAGCTCAATCGCGGGATCGATCAGTTCAACCATGCGCGCCCGGGCTCGCTCCTTCGGCACCTTGTATTCGCCAACGACCAACGCTCGCCGGACGTGCACGACGCCCAGGGTCATATCAACGTCCTCGATGGCCAGTGCGACCATTTCCGACATTGAAAGCCCTGCCCAACAGTTGAACATCACCATCCGTGCCGCCGCCATGCGCTCGGTGTCGGCATTGCCAATCAGCTCGATCTCCTCGCGGTTGAAGGGGTCGGCGTGCTCGTTGTCATGGTCGGATTCAATATTGCTGATCCGCTCCAGCGGGTTGAACTTCAGGATGCCGTCACCGAAGGCGTCAGCCCAAATCCCCCTCACCACTGTGAACACGTCGTTCACTGTCTTAGGCGCAAGACCCTTCTTCAACAGCTGCGCCTGGAACAACTCCAAATCGCTTTTGCTGATGTCGACGATCTTTGCTCCTCCGAACTTCTGATCGAGGTGCTTGGCCTTGCTGATGTAGTTGATCAGAGTGCTGCTGGCCTTCTTCGCCCGCTGTACCTCCATCCAGCGTTCAATGCCTTCCCTCACAGTGCGTTTGGTTGAGGGGCCGCCGTGGCCTGAGAAAATCGCGGCGCGCGCCGACTCAGGGAAGTGAGCGGCGTAATCGAACCGACCCTCCTTGATCTCTGTGATGATCGTCCGGCGCTTGTTGTCGGCGTACGCGATCGAGGCTTTGTTGATCTTGACAATGCCGGGCAGTGGCTCCCGGCATCGCTGGCCATTGAGCATGAACGTGATGCGAAGTTGCTTTCCGTTCAGCTCGACACCTGGTGGCATCTTGTCTGTCATGGAGCGCCTTCCATCCACGTTTCGATGGCTTTCCGGCTGTAGACCACGCGGTTGGCGGGATCCTTACGCCAATGTTTTCCTTCTAGCCAAAGGCCACGTTCCCGGTATTTTCGGGCGGCCTCGGTGGTGATGCCGAAGATCGGCCCCAGCAGTTCCTGACGGAACCATGCACCGGGATAAACCTGATACTCAATCTGTTGTGCTGCTGCCATGATGAGTTCCTTCCCCGTCCGGGGTCTATGCGGGGTTGAGTGGCGGGTACTTGGCCAGAAATTCGTCGGCAACTTTCATCGCGGCCTGGGCATCGTTCACGTAGGCGGGATCGAAGCCGCCGGCGTAATGGATGGTGGCCTGGCAGGCGCGGAGGTTTTCGCGGTTCATCTTGAGCGCCGCGGTCAACTCTTCACGCATCTCACCTTCGGCCCGTCCTATTTCCCAGAAGCGCGTCGCCCAATGCCCCTCGGGCGGCGGATTCGTGTTCTGGTATCCGAACGCCATGGCTCCAGTGATGCTGTCGCACAGATCGCGCTTATAGGCGTTCTCGCCCAGCGTGCTCAGGCCTTGCCGACGCAGCGCGTCGAGCGCGTTGCTGAGGTTTGATTCTGGCGATGGCAGCACTAGGTCGTAATCTTTACTCCCTGGCCGGCATACGATGAGAAACATCTCGCAGTCGAGTGGGAGGTGCTGGGCTACGTCAGATATGGCCTGGATCGCCACTTCGTGCAGCAGTTCCTTTTCAGCGGACATACGAATTCCTCGCCCGCCGTACACCGGCAGACATGTGGATAGATGGGGAAGGGGTTAATCAGCGCGAGTGAATTCGCGCTCGAATGCGGCAACGGTCTTGTAGTGCGTGCGGCCTTCCCAGACCGGCCTGAGCAGATAGCTCGGGCCGAATCGTGAGTGGCCGGGCCAGGCCCTCGGCACCAGATCGCATGTGTAGCGTCCACCGTCACGCTTGCGGATGAAGTGAGTCATGGCATCACCCGCTTGAACTCGACGACCCAGACCCATGGGTTGGCCTCCCACGCGCCGGCGCCGTTGATTGATTCCCACAGATCGCGCCACGCGGCGGGATACCAGTCGCGATAATTGGGCGATACATCGTCACTCGCCAGTTCCGGCGGGCATTCCAAGCCCTCCGCCCGGATGTCGCTGCGGGAAATGGCCTGCAGGCGCTCGACGCGCACGTCGGTGATCTCCAGCACGATGCGGCTGGCCCATCGGTGCATGTGGATGGATGGGCGGGATCTGCGCGGATAGTCCCAGTGAGCAACGGTCCCGTTGTACTCGGGGTCCGCACAGCCGGAGTACAGGACGGGCTCACCGTCGACGGCATAGCGGGTAAGTGCAACGCTATCGCTAGTTTGTTCGTCCATCTCGGTTGTCTCGCGCACCCACAGGCGGTCGCCGGGCCGACCTTGGGGACAAAGATCAGAGTTACCAGGCAGCGCCAAAAAGGCAGGCTCAAAACCGGCAGCCAGACAATCCAGCGCTGCCTGTTTCTTCACCTCGCGCCGCGTCACCGTCTTCCGGCCTTCCAGGATGGCGCGCACCATCGGCGCCGCGAACAGGATCGGGCGTTCTTTGATCAAGGTCATGGCGTTACCTGCTGTATGTGCCCATCGACCCATTTACGCATGCGTTGCCAGCGCGCCTCGGGCGTGTCGCGGATGAACTTGTAGTTGCCATCAGCCTGCAGCTCGTAATCACCGTCGCGCTCGTCGTTCTCGAAAACGATTTCAGCGGCCATCGCTTCAGCAATACCGAAGGCTTTCGATACGCTTTCCCGGCAGTGTGCGTCGAGACTGCTCATGTCGAGCCCGCGCTTGGCGCCGATGACACCCAGGGTGCAGAACTCGCCGTCAGACTCGAGCGTGTCCTTCGTGAGCCGCTTCGCCGGCATGGCATCCATAGCGTCGCGAAGCTCAAGCAGGAACGCTTGGCCTCGCTTACCTTTCAAAGCAGACATCACGGCGCCACGCCAGCAGATCAGGCTCCAGTTTTCGCAATCGTCGCTGTATCCGCTGCGGCTCATGGCGTCACCAAAGGTCTGACCCAAACGCAGATAGGACCGTCTTCAGTGTCGTGGATCGAGAAGATGAACCAGCCGTCTCCGGCAGGCTTCGAAGGCTCCCATGCGCTGCAGTCGGGAATGCCGTTCAAAAACCAGGCGGCCTGCAGCTCCTCGGGCGCGTCGCCTTCGAAAAACCGTTGGTGGACTTCAAGCCCCCGATCAGCGAACCACACGAAGGGAATCAGCTCATCATCGGTTGATGGCCAGGCGGGGTGAGTCCAGCAGCCCGAGTCATCGCGCTCGACCGGCATGGGTTGAATCAAAGCTTTTGCTTCAGGCATGACTTCGTCCTCGCCGCATACGCAGCAGGCAATAGGTATGGGTTGGGCCGACCGGGCGGCTGGGTTACTTGATCAGCTTCGAGAGTCGCGGAAGGAATGGGCTGGATGATCAGGCCAGCAGACCGGACAGCTGCATCGGTCGAGGGACTCCGTCACTGCCGGACGTACATTCTCAGAAGGGGCGACGCGTTTGTTCCACAGCTCAACCGCATTCTGGCCGGGCTTTGCTATTGGCCCATCTGCATCACACCCGAGACACATGACGTAACTGGAAGCGTGGCTGACGCTGTTGGATTCGCTGCCACAAAAGGGGCACGGCAGCAGCTCGATTTTATTGTTCATGGCTCGTCGTGCTCCATCGGAGGGGTGTGCACGATGCCTATCATGCTGGCGTCGAGCTTCGCGGCTGGCGCAGACTGGTTGGCTATGAAATCTCTTGCCGAATCCATCATCGCGGTGCCGACTTGATGGACGTTGGCATGGGTGTAGAACCAGCGGACCATGTCCCGCGCCTTGGTCAGTTCGGACTGGTAGCAATCACGCTCGGCACGAATGGCCGTATTCGCCTCGCTGTCGTTTTGCGCCTGAGCTTCCAGCAAATCAACCTTGTCTTTGAGCCCGCCACGCTCCGCGGTCAGATCACACACCCGCTGATCAGCGATGTTCAGGCGCTGCTGTAGGGCTGACACCTCAGCCTGGAGGCGACTGGCGTGGGCGCGGTCGACCAAGTATCTAACCGGCTCGATGTCTTCTGCCCACCTTGCGTGGTCGAGTGCAAACTGCTCGGTGTTGAAGTTGTAGCCCAGGACCCGCCACGCCAGCACTTCCAGCTCTCCGCCAACAGGCGGCACCAGCCCACCGCGACATTGCGCCAAGCGCTCCGCAGGACAATCGCTCAACCTCTTTGCTTGATTGCTCATAACCCCTCCTGCGGCGAAACGATGTCGATCATGCTGGCGTCGAGCTTCACGGCTTGTGGGTCTGGCGCGTATACCCAGTCGTTGTATTCGCGCAGCAGTTGATCAATCGGATTGTCGGGGATCCCGCGGCAAGCCTGAATCTCGCGTATTTCGTGCGGTGCCCCAGTCACGGCAATAAGCAATGCTCGGAGCGAGGTCGGGTTGACCTCTAGGCACTGGCCGCGAGCATGTTCAAGATCATTGATCTTCTGATCGGCCATGTTCAGGCGCTGCTGCAGGGCTGACACCTCAGCCAGGAGGCGGGTGACGTGGGTGTGAGCCACCAGCTCGACGGGGGTCTTCCATTTGCTTCCCGGAATTACAGGCGGATGATCTTTGTCAGTAACCACCTGAAGGCCTGTGAAAGTGACGTGCTCGTAACCGACGATTTCCACATTATCCGAGCCTTGCTCGGCGTTCGGATCAAAGCGGATGTCCATGCCCAGCTCCGCAGCAAGGTTCTTCTCGATCGTGGCGCCTCTGGACTTGCTCCAACCCGGGAGAAGGTAGATTGCCCCACACAGCCCCAAACGCGTCAGGTCGTATGCCATGTAATCAGCCCATTCCAAATTTTCAGCCAGGGTATGCTCAGCGGGGTTTTCGACTGTCCAGCCCAAGCAGCGCAGCATCGCCGCCGCTGCATTGAAAACTGGGAAGTTGAAGTCCGCGATGCCGCTCATGGGCCCAGCAACGTAGATCCGCCCAGCACGCTCAGACGCGGTTGGCACCACGGCGCCGAATCCGATTTCTCCAACGTTGGCTTGCTCTGGCCGGGAGTAGACGGGCCGCTCGAACCGTCCAGTATGCTCGCGCATCACCAGCATACAGTCGGCGGTTCCGGCTTCCAGGTTTCGGGCGTCTTCGCGGTTCACGTACCCCATCGGCGGGGGCGTTGCATTCGTACTGGACGACTGGTTCTTCTGATGTGCAGGCATGGGGGATCCTCGCCGTTGGCGTGATGGGTTGGAAAGTGGGGGTGTGTTACGCGCTGGCGATAATGTCCGCTTCGGCGATTTCACAGAAAAAGGAGCAGGCGGGGATCTTCTCGTTTCGTCGCACCGGCCCATCGCCGAGGTCTCTCAGCGAGAAACGCTCGTTGGTGGTGCGATTCCTGTGAAGGTACGAGCCTGGGCCCAGCAGGTCCTGAACTTGGCAAAGCGATTCGAACTGTGCGGGGAAGTCTTCGCGGATGGCCCGGAAGTATCCCTCACCGCCTTTCACACAACCGATGCAGTTGGCGTTGTCGTACCCAAGTCGGTACATGAAGGGGAGTTCGATGCCTGCTCGTTCGACCATCGCCTTGCAGTCTTCCTTGCCCAAGCCGCGCTCAATCAGCGGCGCGATTACCGGGCGATCAGGATTGCGCTCCCGGAAAGTGTCCAGCCGATCCTGCTCTTCGGCGGTATAGCCAAAGACCATGACGTCACCTGGTTGCTTCCAGGTATCCAACAGCCGGCGCTTGAGCAGCTTGGTGCAGGGGGCGCCATATTGATTTTTCATATACCGCTCGCGCCGGAAGACCTCGATGATGTCTGCGCCGTACTTGGTGTCGCGCAGCTCGGTCACCGACCTGCCGAACCACGCTTCGCAGTCTGCGAGAAAGCGCCGGCTGTCTTCGTGCTCGTTGGTGAGGAATGCGTTGATGATCTGCACGTCGTGAGTGCTACCGTATTCGGCAAGCGCCAGCTTGGTTGCCACTGCAGAAGCGGCGCCGCAGCTGAACTGGCATACGATGCGAGGTTTGTCTGATGGCATGGCTGATCCTCGCCAGTGGCGTGATTCATGATTGGGAAGAAGAGGGGGCGGAGGTCAGGCCGCCTGAGCTTGCCGTTGCGCCGCGCGCCATGGATCGTTGGCCCGGGCCAGCGCGGCCATCGGCGGAGGGCTGACGCTGTTACCGCACATGTGGACCTGCTCGGTCTTCGTGAACGGCTTGCCGTCGGCGCCGTGCGTGATGATGTAGTCCGTCGGGAAGCCCTGCGCCCGGTACAGCTCGGTCGGTTGCAACATCCGCAGCCGGATGTCGACGATCACGTACGGCGTGCCCTTAACCATCACGGTGACCAGGCCGAGACGATCCTTTGTGGTGATCGTCGGCGCGGGCTGGTCGCAGCCGCTCGTGTTCTCGGTGCCGTAGTAGCTGATCAGGAACGCGGCAACGCGCAGCGCGCCTTCCTCGTGCTCGGGCGAAAGCTCGAAGCTGACCAACGAGCTCTTGCCTCCACCGCCCGCGGTAATGGTCGGCGCTGGCTCATCCAGGTGCTGGCCGACGCTGGCGCCAAATTGGCGCTCCATGAAAGCGGTGACCAACCCGTGGTGTGTTCCGCCGGCGCTGACCGTGTGGAGCGGGTCGGCGGAATCGCGGGCGTCGCAGTTGCCCCGCAGGTGCAGAAGATGCGCCGTGGCGAGCATGTGATGCTGCCCAGTCGTAAGCGTCGGAACCGGTCCCTCGATATCGGAAGGGGCGTGGCCGGTCGTGTTGGTGACCAGAGTTGCTGTCACCAGCTGCTGCTGACTGCCGGTGTTCGTCACCGTGGTCATCGGCTCGTCGGCGCCTTTGGCGTGGGTGGTGTTGAAGCCTCCGTTCATCTGGGCCATGAAGGCCGTGGCGATGCCCATGGCGTGCGCCGCTCCTGCCGGGCGCTGGTAATTACCGCCGCTTGTGATCGTCGGCAGCGGTTCGTCCAGCGGTTTGCCTTCATCGTCAAACCGGAACTTCACCAGGTGCGCCGCGGCGATCGCGCGATGGCTCTGCGTCATGAGTGTTCCGACTGGATGGTCCGCCGCCGCTGGTTTGCCGGCATACTCCGGACCCCCAGCACCTACCAGAACAGCGCTGGTCAATGCGTGCTTAACGCCGCCTGCGACCACGGTGCCAAGGGGTTGATCCAATCCCGGTACCCGCGGCTCTTGACCGTCCCGTTCGCCGTAACCGGTCTGAACGAGCGTAGGGCTGATCAATGTCAGCTCGCCGCGGTTGGCGCACGTTACCGTCGGGAGCGGCTCAAGTGGATCGTTTATGCGGTCACTGCCCTGATGCGTGGCTGGCGCAATCACCGGGCTGACAACTGAGAAGGCCCCGCCTCTAGGATAGGAGGTGACAGTGCGCAGCGGCTGATTGGCTGACTGCACCGTTTCGCCTGACCAGTTGGCAATCGGCACGATGAAGGGTGTCGCGTTGTCGATGACAAATTTCTTCATGCCTTTCGCTACGCGCCGCAGCGTGGCGGGGGCCAAGTCTTTCTTGCGGCCGAAAATGCTTTTTCCCAGGTCGGAGAAATCGATGCACTCCGCCGCGGTGCGCCAGGGCTTTTGGCCCTTGGCCGGCTTCTTAGCGTGGGTCGGTTCTGGCCAGACAATCGGCTGCCCATCGCAGCGGGCAAGCATGAACAACCGTTCGCGGCTGGTTGGCGCGCCGAAGTCGCAGGCCTTGATCACCTTCCATTCCACGACGTAGCCCATGCCTTCAAGCAGGGCCACGAACCGGCGCCACGTGCGCCCGCGCTGCTTCGGATCTGGAATCAGGAACTGCTGGTCTACCGGCACGACCTCACCAGGTGCGGCGATCGCGCCGCCCAGCTTGATGACACGCCCGGTCGCCTTGTCGCGCTTCGCAATCAGCCGGCCCCATTGCAGGATCTGCTTCACGTTTTCCAGGCTGATGACTCGAGGCTTCTTCTTGCCTGCCCACTTCAGGCCTATCCATGACAGGTTGCGGATCTCGCGCTTGCGCGGCTGTCCGCCGGCAGCCTGGCTGTGGTGGGTGCAGTCCGGCGACATATGGAACCAGCCCACTGCCTTGCCGCCACACTCGGTATCCGGATCACCGTCGAACACATCGGTGGTGAAGTGCTTGGCGCCCGGGTGGTTGATGGTGTGCATGCTGATCGCTTTGGCGCTGTGGTTCTTCGCCACGCTGACCTTGCGACCGAGGCCCATTTCCAGCCCGGTACCGGCGCCGCCACCGCCGCAGAAGAAGTCCACGACGATCTCATCGTCTTGCGGGTCGAAGCCAAGGCCGTACTGAGTTTTGAAGTCGAAGGGGTGTTTCTTCTTACTTGCGGACATAGGGGATCCTCGCCAGGTGGCGTGATTCAAAGTTGGGAAAGGGGATTTAGGCGCGTTCGCCCAGGTCCAGGCCGATCTGACTTACTCGATCGACACAGGCGGGGTTCAGCCAGATGCATTCGGTGCGGTTCGCAGTGCCGCGCGCTGCACAGATGCGTGCCGACGTGCTGTAACAGCTCCAGTCCGGAAGCAGCTCGCTGTAAAGCTCGCTCGGGTACCCGGAAAGGACGACCATTCCTTCTAGCTCGAGCAAAACGCTAAGCAGCTTTCGGTGTTCGGCGTCGTCCATCTCGTGCCTGTAATAACGCCCATTCGATGCGCCCCTGTACCTGGTGTCATGCACGTAGGGCGGATCAACGTAATGAAGCGTGGTCGGTGCATCATGTGCGGTGATGACCTCGATCGCCGGCCGGTTCTCAATCAACACGCCCGCCAGCCGCCGACCCACTTCCGCGATCGAGTCGGGATATTCGGCCCATAGTGACTGGGCCGTGCCGTACTGACGCTTCGTGTCGATGCGAAATCCTGTGACTCCCTTCGTCGCTCCTGCAGAGCCGAACCCCATCTGTGCCCGCATGATCGTGCGCCTGGCGCGCTCAACAGGATCATCAGTCGACTCCCAAGAAAGCTCGAACTCCGCCCGCGAGTAAGGCGTCAGCAGCAGGCGCTCGGTCAGCGCTGCCCGCGTGGTTGTGTCCTGCAGCGTGCGGAACAAGTTCACGATGTCGCCATCGAGGTCGTTGTAGACCTCCGCATACGATCGCGGCTTCTGCATGAGCACGCCGGCGGCGCCGCCGAACGATTCGACATAGCAGGTGTGGGGCGGAAAGTGCTGTAGCACCCACGGCGCCAGCCTGAACTTGGCGCCGTGGTAGCGGATCACCGGAGCGGAGATAGTCATGGGGGTCCTTCGGGGAATGGGCTACGCTTACCGCTCCTTAGAAAGGGATACGGCATGTACGAAGATAGAGAGAAGGGTTTGTATCTTGCGCTCAAGGCAGTGCTAAGCGTTGCGCAGAAGAGGGGGTTGAACTTAGATGATCTTACAGAGGCGGTAGCTGATGAGCTGCTGCAGTACAAGTCTTATGATTCGCAGCATGTGCCGACTGCCATCAAGGAGATCGAGCTTGCGGTTGACGCGCTGTTGGTCTGATTGATTAGGCTGCTGCGGCCTGGGCCTTCTGCGCCGTGATCGCCTTGGCGGCATGGTTGATCATGTACAGGCACTGCACCAGTCCTTGTGATGGCTCATCTACGCGGTTTTCGTACCACTCATCACCCAGGCAAAGCGGCTCGTTGTTATCGCGCATGAACATCATGGCTTCTTCAGTAAAGGCGACGTCATGCGCTGCATCGAGGGCATCATCCCAGTGCATCCAGCGGTCATCGGTGTGGCTCATGTCCCGCCGCTTCGCCAGGACAAGCTGTCGAAATTCAGGCCACTGGACCGCGTCAACTTGATCAGGATCCTGTAGCCACTCAGGAAGCGATTCGAACATCTCTTCCTCGCACTCTTCACGCAGGGCCTGGGCGATGTTGCGCATCAACACTTCGCGGAATAGGCGCTCGCTGAAACTGCGCTTCTTGCACACCTCACTCAGTTTCGCGTGCAGGTAGTAGGTCACGTCGTCACCAGCCAAAAACTCAATGCCGTAGCCCAGGCCCACGCTGAAGGTCAGGTTGTCGATGTCACCGACTACGGCGATACCGAAGCGCGTCATAAGGATGTCGAAGGCGTAGAAGGTGTTTTTTTCAGCTTTGCAGCGCCAGATCACTGCGTCTTTTTGATCCACGATGCAGGTGTATTCGTGATCGACCATGTTTTCTGCGGCGCGGGCCCGATAGTCCTGCTCAGTTTTCTTGCGCTTCGCGATCGCTGCTCGGCGTTGAGCTTCGTATTTGTCGCTCATGGTGATCTCCATCTGTGTGCCACCCTCCGAAAGTTCGGTGGCGAATAGGTTGGTGGTGGGCTATAGGTGGTGACCGGCATAGGGCCGGCTCGAGGAGCGAAGAATGGATATTCCGGTTGATAGACCTCGCAACATCACTTGGACCGGGCCGAACGATGAAGTAGGTCGCATCGAATTTAAGTGGGGGTTATCCACTGACCCAGCGCCGAGAGGCTTCCGTATCTTTGTAGAGACAACGGATGGTAGGGGCTCGAAGCACGACGACAACACCCGGGATTCTTCATTCGAAGCAAGCCGCGACCGCGCGATAGCTTTGGTGAAGGACATGATGAGGTCGCTGGAGTAGAAAACTTAATCATCCCGGCCTGTCCTCAACTCTTCTCGCTGACTCGCTGATAGGCAATGTCGAGCCTCCGCGCCACGACTGACGGTACCTTTACTTCGTGGCGCAGCCCGGACAGATGTTCTGTTTGCGTAACATCTAGTGCTGAGCGTTATGCCTGCGTGACGGGACGTATGCTGCGAGCGATGCCGTCAGCTTTGGTCACGGCGCCTTTTTTGACTAGCTGAGCGATGCGACCGCCGATAGCATTCACGTTAACCTTCTGAGCCCTAGCTATTTCTGCGAAGGTCGGCGAGTAGCCGTGCTGGGCGATATACCCGGCGATGAACGCCAAGGTGTCTGCCTGCACTGGGGTTAGTTCATTGTTCGTCTGCATCGGGGTCCACCTGGGCCATGCCGGCCGCTTTCAACTTACGCGCGAGGCTTGGGGTAACTACAAAATCTGACGCGCTAGGTTTGCGTAACCGCCGCGCCTGCTCTTCGCGAGGTGCTGCAAGAAATGACAGCGCCAGATCCTGCCACAGCTCTTGAATCTGCTTGTAGCCGTGATCCTTCATCGCAAGCGTCATGCCCGACCGAGTGCCCAGTGGAACATCGACCTCCAGAGTTTCGATCCCGAGCTTTTCCTTCTCCTCTTTTTGGCGCCGACGGTAGTCCGCCGAGTGCTTGGCCGCTGCTGTCTTTTCCATCTGGTGGATCTCCGATCTGATGCGCTGGCAGGTTGAGCCAGGTCTGGCGCCGGCGCTGATTGGCGCACTTGAATAGACGCCGCATCAGGTGGCCGCGGTGAATGCGATGCCGTGCTCTCGGGCAGTGAGTGCGACGGTGCGGGTATCGACGCCGATCTTCATGCCGATCTGGCGGGCGTTAAGACCGGCCTCGGCAAGCGCCCGAATCCGCGGCGCACGCTTAGCGCGCTTGGCCTTGAGCGTTTCCAGATGATTCGTGGTGCCCAGCAGCGGCGCGTTGGCGCTGACGCCCTGGTCGATGTGCTGGATCCGGTGGCCAGTGGCGAGGAATTGATCGATCTGTGCGGACAGCTGCGCGATCGCCTGCTTGTGCTGGTCCGGTACGCTTTCGCCGATCATTGCAGCAACCTCAGAACAGGCTGTGCCTCAAGGTGCTGCGCGAAGTTCACAGCCTCCTTCCAGTTGTTGAACCCGCCGCGCAGTGCGCCGGTTGCGAGCTCAACGACGCTGTACGAGTTGCGCGCTTTGCTCAGTACCTGAAAGCGGACCCTGCTACCGGGCATTGCCCGGTCCGTGCGTTTGCTGAACTCGCCGCGGGCGGCGCTTGAGCGTTGGAGCAAGGCCCCCAGCTCGACGATACGGTCTTGAAATGCCTGATGCATGGCGATTCCTCATGTGGTTGTGCGTGTATTCGTCAGCACTCTGGCCGCCTGACGAAGGCCGATTGGGCGCAGGGGAGAGTGCTGGCGGGTAAACGCTGGGTGAAAAAAAGCCCCATCAACGTGGGGCTTTCATGTTGCTGGTTCACAAGGCCTCCCTACGTGAACGTTGCTTGCCGGCGCCGCCTGACGCGGTAGGCCGGTATCTATTTGTTATTTCATGGCGGTCATCTCCGTTGTTCGCTCACTGGGAAGGCAGTGGCTACCTGTCTAATGGGGGGCAGATGCCCGGTGCTGATCTCCGGGTTAATGGCCTAACTCATCTAGGACTCAGTAGCTCATCAGCGAGCCTCGGCTTGCCCGTCAGCCCGGGCATTCATCTGCATCGGGGTGCGATCTTCCGTCCGGGGTAGCCTGTCCGGATTACCGGTAAACCCTGCTAAATCACCTGCCTCGCCGCAGAAGGCATATGTCTTGAGGTGCAGGAAGATCACACTCCGATGCAGCCTCGCGTTCGCAGATAAAAAGCTCCAGCAAGGTGATCGGGCCAGTTACGTCATCTGGCGCCGAGTTCCACGGCCGTCACCATTTCCTCCCAACTTAAGAGCTCCCTCGGTTGGGCGATTGACGCAGGTGGGCGGTTATAGGCCGCAGTTTCGTCTGCATCGGAGAGTGATCGAAACACCAGGTCGCTACGCCTGCTTGTTTCCCGCCGCGTTTTTGGTATTGGCCGTCTAGATCGTACCGGCCCAGGACATTCACGGGGCTTTGCGATCCTAGCGCTGCAGCCCGCTCGGGCACGCTTCGGTCACTCTCCGAGGCGGCCTGGTGCTGGGGAATACCAGGGCATCGGGCAGTTTTCGTCAGGCTGACGCTGGCGATGGTTGTCTATCGATTGGTACCTTCGATTTCGGTGTGAGCCGCCCGCAGGTTTTCGATGAACCTCAGCCGTTCCTCGCTGCTCAAGTGGCGCACTGCATGTAGCAGGCCCTCGTAGAGCTCGCCGTCGAATTCGGCGCCGCTGTCGTCGGCCGTGATGGTGTAGCTGATGGTGGCTGGCTTCACTTCTTGCCCCGAATCAGCGGCCAGACCAGCAGCAGGACCAGCGCAGCTAGAAAACCGTCGGCGCAGATGCTGATCACCCGGGATACGGAGTCGATCAACACCACGCCGATCAGCAAGGCCACGATGAGAAACGCACGAAGGCGCTTCACCATCTCGCTGAGCAGGGGCATTACAGATAGTCTTTCAGCGAAAGGCCCATCAGCTTGGCGGCTTTTTCCAGCACTGCCATTTCCTTGTCGTCGATGTCACCGGACGCTTCCGCGATGGTGAGCATGACGTTAATGACGACCTGAGCTTCTTCTGGCGAGTGAGCCAGATCCTTCAGCTCCTTCTCGGCGTTCATGCGCAGGATGCGATGGCCGCCGTCGTGGAAGTCTTTCTCGGCGCGGTCCATGGTGTTGGAAAGCTCCGGTCCGAAGCCTTTGAGCTGCGGGGTGTTGGCGATGAGCTTCTCAGCTTTCTTCAGCTCGTCTTCGCTGACCTCGCCATCAGCGGCGGCGACGTAGAAGGCGCCGTACACAATCGCCTGCATCAGGTCGCGGTTCTGGATAACGCCCATTGCGGCGCGCGCTTCACGACCTTTCTTGCCAAACAGTTTGCCGAACATATCGATACCTCGGGTTTGGGTGATTTCCCGTCTGGCCCTGTTGCCAAGGCCAATCGGTGAAATCCCGGCCTCGCTACTGGCGACAGGCCGGGGTAAAGCGTCAGCGGTGTGGTTACATCTGGTTCCTAATCCCCGCTCACTGATTGCAGGTTTCGGCATCGTGGGTTGGCGGCGGGCTTCCCTGTTCACGTCAGCTCGATCAGCGTTGCTGGCGTGGTCATCGGGTACTTACAACATGCGACGTGCAGCCCTGTGCCCGGTTGGTTTTTGGCACATCACATGAGGTCCGGCACTCCTCACAGCCGAAGCTCGGAGCGCTAATTCAATTCGGTGTCTCTCCCTTCTGCCGCTGGGATTGGCGGTTTGCATTGCTTGCCCGGGTCGTTCACGCGGTTCTGACGTTTCGTCATCGATCAGCCGTCCAGGGTTCTCCCTGTCGTTGGCAGGCTTTCCTCGTTCGCCTGTCTGATCGCCGGTCGCCGGTAGAGGCAATGCTGTCTGTTGATTTGTTGCGGCTGGTTTTTAAAGAGCGGCGGGGCGCCGCCCCTTCGCCGTGTTGTCGCTGGCGATGGGATTAGTAAACAACACGTTTATAAACGAGTCAACACAAAATGTTTATCTTGTTTATTGGATTTGCTACGAAACTTTCGTTGGACGAAAAAAAACCCGCTCATGGCGGGTCGATTTAAAGTGTTCTTTACTTTTTCTGGCAGGGGAAAGCGTCAGATAGAGCCGCGAGGATCAAGCCGCTTGCCGGTCCGGCCCAGTCTTTAGGGTGGTCCGAGAGCCACTTCCAAACGATCGCTGCATTCTGTCCATTGGTGACATTCGACGGCGGACAGAAACCTAAGCCGGAAAATGATTCGGCAACACCAACAACGAAGCCCATATATAGGCCGTTCGCAAAGGTCCCAGTATTTTTTTCGTACCCTTCCCCCCAGGCACGAAGGTCGTTCCCGGTGGCGCACCATGCCGTCATGGGGGCAAAGGCCAGAACCATTGCCGTCAGTATTCTTCCGTGTATCAAGGTCTGCTCCTTACCAGAGTACTGATGACCAAAAAACTTTCCCCAGAATAATGATCTCTTTATCGATCATTTCCTGTGGGCCGTATTCCTCATCAGGATGTTCCTCGCGATTATAGCTGCGCATACGAACACCACCACCGGGTAAGCGATAGAGAGTTTTCACGCGAAGCTGGCCTCCATGATTTATCGCATACATCTTGCCGTCGGTGACGGCCGTGCAGCCCTGATCAACGCCGACAGTACTGCCATGGGGAAGAACCGGTTCCATGCTGTTGCCGCTTACCGTTACGCAAACTGCCTCGCTCGGCTGAACGTTCTGGCGCCGCAGTGTCAGCTTGCCAAACCTGAGCTTCTGCCTGTGCGACTGCTCGACAACTGTGCGACCGCTACCTGCAGATAGTTCTACTTCCTTGAGAAACGGCACGTAAACCTCATCTGCATCGAGCGGTGTATCGTCATCCCACACGTCGATAGGTCCAGCGAAGGAGGCGTTAGAAAGCCCCTCTCGTACTTCCAGTTTTCTTTGGTGCGCTTCGAATCCAGGGTCGTCCCCCCAAGGATATGGGTCTACATCAGGCAGGCCATCCCCACCAACTAACCAATCTCGTCGGAGATGGTAAGTATCAAGGGCCTTCTGAATCTCGCGCGCAGGTACGCCACGCTTGAACCAGTTGTTCAAAACCTGAGGCGTAACGCCCAATTCCTCAGCCATTTTTTTGAAAGAGATGTCCCGCTTTGCGGCAATCAGCCGTAAGCGATCCCCTGAATGCTCAGTAGTCATAAACACAAAGTTTACTCGTCTTGCGTTGTTTATTAAATAAACGTATCGTTGACGAATGTTTATTCGCCAGCGGCGGAATTGTTTATGAAACCCACAGCTCTTGAGCGCGCAATCCTCGCCGCTGGCTCGGCGAAAGCCTTGGCCAAAACCCTTGGCGTAACGCCGATGACTGTCTCCCACTGGAAGGTTAGGGGCGTACCTGCAGAACGGGCAGTGATGATCGAGAAGGCTACCGGCGTTTCTCGTCAAGATCTTCGACCAGACCTTTATTGCAGCGCCGCCTGATCGCGCTGGACTGAAATATTTTGCAACGCGTGCTGGCACGCAGCCACTGAAACAAATTAGAGGGTTTACGAATGGAAGATTTCTTGCGGGCCTGCCACACGACCGTGAAGGAAAGCGGTGCCGAGGAGCTGGCGGGGAAGATGTGCCTTGCGCATGTGAGCCTGCTGCAGCGCTCCAACCCGGACAACGCTGCCCATCATCTGACCATTGAGCATCTGTTCGGGATTCTTCTGCACAGCCAGGACATGCGCCCCTTGATGGCGCTCGCTGAATCTTTCGGCTTCGAGCTCATTGCGAAGACGGCGCCGAACCCACAAGCACTCACATCTTCGATGATCAGCGTGGGCAAAGAGGTGGCTGATCTGACGATCGCCGTGCACCAGGCGCTTGAGGACAACCACGTCAGTCAATTCGAGAAGTCGCAGATCAAGGTCGAGATCAATCACGTCCGGCAGAGCCTTGATGTGATGGAAGCCTCTGTGAAGGCGGCTTGAGATGGCTCAGCGAGTGAACATCAAGCGCAGGCTGATCAGTTACGAGCGATCAGCCTTGCTCAGATGCGATGAAAAGATCCGGCGCGCCTTCTACTGCGCAACCCTTCTCAACTGGTCGTTCCTTGGCAAATCTCCAGTCGAAGAAGATCGGGTTTCGCAATCTTTTCTCGAGGACGTTCCAGGGCGAATCCTACCGGTTACTTCGGAAGGTTCGCCGATGCGAGCAGCTCGGGATAGCAGCTCTGATGCATGCCCCAGTCATGCACCGGCTGAAACTCTTCACGCGTCAGAGAAAGCTCTGCCAGCTCTTCGTGCAGAAGCGCGATCAGATCGTTCTTCTCAACCATCTTCAGCACCTCAAGGGTCCAGTGATGCTTGTTAAGCAGATACAGGCGACCTGCCTCCAGGCTGCTGAGATTCAGCCAGGGAGTCGAGTACTTAACGCAAATCCGCTCAAGAAAGCATTCCAGCTTGTACGAGCCGAATGCGATGCGCATCAGTCTGGAGTCGCTCGACTCGCTATAGGAAACGGTCTTTCGTGCCGTAGCGTCATTGTCGTCTACAGCCTTGGCCCAAGCAGCAACGTAATTCAGTTCAATCCGTTTCATATGTCCGGCCTCCGAGGCCTTTTCGTGTAGAAGCCAAAAGCTACCACGGATGCGCCGGACACCTACACCGCCTGAATTTCGGGCACAAAAAAGCCGACGGTCGAGGTCGGCTCTTTGTACAGCGTTAGCGAGGTCGATTATGCACACCACGAACACCCAGAGCAATAGGCCCGCTGATTCGTCAGTTTTCCCAATTCGGCAGAACATGACGCGTCATTCCATGTCGTCGCGGGAGATATCGGACCTGCTCAATTCACGCCACGACAAGGTCAAGCAATCCATCGAACGGCTTGTTCAGCGCGGCACCATCGTCCAACCCCCACTGGGGGACGAACACATCAAAGACTCGCTGGGCCGTCCTCGCACCGAGTCCGTATACCACCTGTGCAAGCGCGACAGTTTCGTCGTTGTCGCCCAGCTCAGCCCTGAATTCACCGCTCGGCTGGTTGACCGCTGGCAGGAGCTGGAATACCAAGCGGCTGGCGTCCATCGGATACCGGCGGATTATGCAGAGGCCTTGCAGCTGGCGGCGGATCAAGCTCGTGAGAACAGCCGTCTCTTGGGCGTGATTCAGCTTCAGGCGCCGAAAGTCGCGGCTATTCATCGTCTTGCAGCCGCAGAGGGCGCGATCTGCATTACTGACGCCGCGAAGCAACTCGGGCTCACGCCCTCCAAGCTTTTCGACTGGCTCCAGGCGAACCGCTGGATCTACCGACGCGGTGGTTCCACGCGTTGGATTGCGATGCAGCCCCGAATCCGGTCTGGGTTCCTCAAGCACAAAGTGACAGCCCTCAAGCCCGATTCTGAGACTGGGATCGAGCGTGCTGCCTTCCAGCCATTGGTAACCCCCAAAGGCCTGACTCGTCTGGCTGAAATCTTCCAGAGCGAGAAGTTCTGACATGCAGTTCACAGTGACCGTAAACCAGGTGAAGGCTTTGGAATGGGGGCTTAACTCCCAGCAAGCCCTTCTGTTTGCATTCGTCTATGGCTGCCCGAGCTGGGCCAAGCCGGTGAAGACTGATGCCGGTATTTTCTTTGCCCTCAGCAAGGCCAAAATCGTCGAAGAGCTGCCGTTGCTCACCGACAAACCAGACACCGCTTACAGGATGCTGAAGGCTCTGGACGAGGCAGGACTCATTGAGCTCTCCAGCACTTCCAACATCACGTTGTTCCGCCTGACCGAAAAAGGCACCGAGTGGAACAGGAAGCTTGATGGGTCGGAAAAATATCCGACCCAAGAGCGAGCAAAGGGTCGGAAAAATATCCGAGCTACCTCGGACAAATCTCCGAGCAAGGTCGGAAAAAAATCCGAACAAGGGTCGGAAAAATCTCCGACAAATCAGGATACCAATAATCAGGATACCAATCAGGGTACCAGTCAGGGTTTGCAACTCGCCCCGGCTGCGCCGTCGCAAGCCGCCACTTTGGCTCTGATTTCCAACGAGGCACCTCGCTGCGTAATTCCCGATGACATGCCAGGCCCGAAAGATCAGGCGTGCAAAACTTTCAAGGCTTGGGCGAATTACGCCATGGCCTACCGCAAGCGCCATAACGCATGGCCGGTATGGAACGCCAAAGTTGCCAAGCAGGTGTCGCTGCTGGTCGACCGTCTGGGCATCGATGTTGCTCACCACGTCTCTGCGTTCTTCCTGACCATCAACGATGCCCGCGTCGTGGGGAACATGCACAGCATCGGCGACCTACTGGCCAAGGCCGAGTCCTACCACACGCAGTGGACGACCAATCGCCAGATGAATGCGACCACGGCGCGCCAGATCGAGCAGACCCAAGCGAACATCAACGCCGCGCAACAGGCTGCCGAGAATATCCGCCAAGGAGGTCGCCGTAATGCTTTCCTATGACGAAATCGCCGAACTGTCAGGGGCAATCTGCGCCACTGCTGAGGCGATGGGCCAGACGATCAGCGCCGCCGGTGCCCAAGTCATTGCCGAGGATCTGGCCGGTTATGAGGCTGCGGTGATTATCGCCGGGCTTCGGGCCTGCCGACGCGAGCCGAGTGGGAAGCTTTGTCTCGGCATGGTGTTGAAGAACATACACGCCGCTGACGGCCGCCCGGGCAAAGATGAGGCCTGGTCGATTGCCCTTTCGGCAAGTGACGAGTACGAGACCGTCGTACTTACCGCTGAAATCCGCCAAGCCATGTCTGCTTCAACACCGATTCTGCAAGCTGGCGACAAGGTGGGCGCACGCATGGCTTTCATGAGCGCGTATGAGCGCCTCGTCGCATTTGCCCGCGCCGAAGATCGCCCAGCGAAATGGGAAGTGTCGCTGGGCTACGACTCGGCCCGTCGCCTGGTCGCCATTGAGTCCGCCGTACGCTCCCAACTCATCACCCACGAGACTGGCAGCAAATACCTTGCTGACTTGCGCATTTCGCCCATCACTGAGGAAGGCCAAGCCATTGCAGGTTTGCTCACCGGCAATCAGCCGACTCATGTTGCCCCACATGTTCGGGCCAAGCTCGACGAAGTACGTCAGATTCTCAAAGAGAGCAAACGGGTGAAAGAGCGCGATCGCCTGAAGCAAGCGCAGCGTCGCCGAGTAGATAGTTATCTCCGCAAGCGCCATGCCCGGGCCGCACTGGAGGACCTCAAAATTGCCGCCAGCCAGGAGCGTTTCTGATGGCCTTTACCGATTCCGGAATCCAACAGCTCCTTGCCGGCCAGTCCTCCACCGCCCGAAAGATCTTCGAGCACGTGCCCATCCAGCAACCGTGGAGCGCCCACGACATTCATTGCGCCGCGCTGGCAGCGAACGCCACTTCTGTTGCCGTGCACGCGGTCCGCCGCGCGCTTGGGGAGTTAAAGGACGCCGGGATTATCCGCGAGCCAGTCGGCAGCAAGTTTCAGCGCGACGCCGTAACCACAAAATTGAGGATTGAAAAACCCATGCCGATGCCTGCCAACCAGACCCACGTTCCACTCAAGAAGGCAGATGTCCAGGCGCTGGATGCGCTGGTGGGGCTCTCCGCAGAAGTCGTCAGTCTGGCAGACGATATCAGCGCGCGCCTGAAAGGACTGGCGTCACGCATCGAGGAGGTTGCCCTGTCGGTTGAAGTTGAGCGCGATACCAACGCCGAGGCGCTGGGCAAGCTTAAGCAGCTCCAGACCTTGCTGAAGGGGATCGCACAGTGAGCGCCGAGAACAGACTTGCTCGACCAGACCCCGCAGCTTTTCGGTATGCGGTCTACGCGTGCTCCTCGAAGATCGATCTGTCGACTCCACCGGATCCTGCGATTGCGTTGTTCGATAACAAGGGCATTGCCGAGTCGTTTGGTCGGTCGATGTGGCCCAGCACCTTTGAAGTCGTCGATTTGATTGGTGCCGCACGATGAGAACGATCAAGGCACTCGCCAGCGTCGCCAGGTGCTTCATCGCTTTCATGGTGACCGGCTACGACGGCTCTGTCCCTCCAATTGAATCGCAGTTCGGGGAATGGCTGTTATGACCAAACAGACGAAGTTCACCAAGGCCGCGCGCGGCCGCGACTGCCAGATCCGTGTGCCGGGCGTGTGCAACGGCAATCCTGAAACTACGGTGCTGGCCCACCTGCGAATGGCGGGCACTCGCTGCGGCACCGGACTCAAACCGCACGATCTTCAGGCCGCCTGGGCGTGCTCTGCATGCCACGACGCCGTCGACGCGCGGCGCAAGACAGAATTCAGCCGTGAACAACTCCGCACGATGCACATGGAAGGCATGGTGCGGACCATCGACATTCTGGTCAGCGAAGGGAAGGTGGCAGCGTGACTTGGTCTCAACTTAAAACCCTGCTGAAGGAAAAGACAGTTCACACCGACGGCCGTGAGACGTACTGGTTTGGGGGGGCGCGATGACCGACCTGAACGAAATGTCGCCGGCCGCGCGATCTGCTGCCATGCGTGGCGGAATGGCTGGCTGGGGACAGGTCGGAGGCGTTGCCGAACACATCCTGTACATGGAGGCTCGGCCAAAGCGCCCCGGACGTCAGCCCAAGTGTCACTGTGGCTGCGAAATGCCGAAAACACATATCGGCAAGGCCAATGGCGTCGCCTTAACAGGCGGTTGCGAGCTCTACGTGCGGCGCTGGGTGAAAACTGGAGGTCGTCCATGACCGAGACGTTGATTCTGCCGTGGCCACCGAAGGTGCTCAGTCCGAATGCGCGCTCGCACTGGGCAACCAAGAGCAAGGCGGCCAAGGCCTACCGCGCAACCTGTTTTCTGCTGTGTCTCAAAGCGGCCTTGCCTGTGCCTACCGGCCGGGCGCTGCTGTCCCTTGAGTTTGTCCCGCCTGATCGGCGGCGCCGTGACGATGACAACTGCATCGCTGCATTCAAATCCGGGCGTGACGGCGTGGCGCAGGCCTTGGGCATTGACGACAGCAGGTTCGTAACCCAGCTCCAGATCAGCGAAGAGACGATCAAGGGCGGCTCGGTGCGCGTGCGGATTACCGACTATATCGAGACATCCGCATGAGCAAGACCCGCGCTGTGAAGCTCAGCGACGCAGAGATCCGCCGGCAGTCGGCCGACGTCGCCGTGCACGACCTTCGTGACCCTCGTCATCCGGGCCTGTACCTGCGCTTCGGCAAAGATCGGCAGCGCGGCTCCTGGTATCTGGTCAAAGGCAAGGCGTGGAAGCGCCTCGCGCGCTGGCCCGAACTGAGTGCGGCCGCCATTGTTGCGGAGTTGCCTGCGCTCCGTCAGCGCCTGCTTCACGATCCAGAAGCCGCCGTAGCGGTGGGGCAGCTCGCCACGTGCGGGCAACTGATCGACTGGTACGGCGAGCGAATGAGCCTGGACCGGTCGCTGTCGGCGAAGCGCAAGGCAGGTGCGAAGTCGGCCATCAAGTGTCACCTCAAGCCCAGGCTGGAGCACGTGCCCCTGCGTGACCTGACCGCCGCCGTGTTGGACCGTGAGCTGATGTGGCCATGCCAGCAAGAGCTGTCGCTGTCGTACGTGCACCAGTTGTTCGTGCTGCTGGTGGTAGCGTTCCTGCAGGCATCCAAGCTGGGCCTGATTGATAGAAACCCGATGGCCGAAATGAAGTTCGTGGACTTCACGAAGGCTCGCATCATGCCGAAGGCGGCCCGGTTGCGCGGCGGGCACCTGGCGGAGGTGGTGCCCATGCTGGCCGGCCTGTTCGAGATCCAGCCCGGCGAGGCCATGTTGGCGCTGATGATGCTGTGCCATGGCACTCGTGTCGGTGAAACCCGAATGGCGCGCTGGTCAGACATCTCCATCCCGGACGGCGAGTGGTTCATTCCCGCCGAGAACACCAAGACCCGGACTGAGCACCGCGTGCCGTTGACCGCTCAGGCCAAGGCGCTGCTGACCCGGTACAGGGCCATCCAGCTGGCTCGTGGTTACGAGGGCATTTACCTGTTCCCGTCACGTCGCGGCCGTGTGCTGAGCGAAGGGCAGGCGAGCGCCGTGTTTACCCGCATCGGCCAAGGTGAGTGGACCAGTCACGACCTGCGCAAGGTTGCCCGCACAGCGTGGACTGACCTCGGCATCGACGGGCACATCGGCGAGATGCTGCTCAACCACTCGCTGGGCAAGATCGCGAGCACCTACATCAACACTCAGGCCCGGGCACAGCGTCTGGCGGCGCTGGAGAAGTGGCACAACTGGTTAGATGAGCGCGGCCTTAACGCGATTCACAACCTGACAGACACCCAATATGAAGATTCGCAAAACCCCGCGCACGCCGCGAACGGCGAGGTCTGCGAGCCTGTTTCCAACATTGTGAATGGCGAGGTTTCAAAATGCTGAACCAAGGCCTTTTTAAGCCAAGCGTCAGCCTCTGGCAGCACTACGTCACCGTCCTCAGTGTTGCTGGGATGGGCGTGGCGGTCCTGTTAGATTCGGGATGGGTCGCAACTATCGTCGTCGCTATGTTCTTGGTCGGTGCGGCTGTTGAGGGCTACGCCGAAGGCTTTATCGGTGCGAGCGAGGATGATGAACGCCTATGAAAAAGAGCCATGGACCTGCATTCCGCAAGGAATTGAAGCCGCTGATGGAGTGCGGCTGGTGTCGCGGCACAGGTGTCGTTGCGGGCGTGTTTCACCAGCTCGACTGCGCCGCGTGCCGCGGATCGGGCTGGGTGTGCCAAGTGACCGGCGAGGCGCTGCCGCTGGAAGACCTGGTGCCGCAACTGAACATGAAGCTGCGCAACGTCACCGCCGAGCTGAACCGGGCACGGCACAGCCAGGGCGGCGCACACGAACAATACGAACAGAACAACCGCCGCGGTGCCGGCGGCACGAACTTCACAGGGGATTGATCGATGGGCATGTACAAAGATGTGATGGGTACCCTGGTGCGCGTGCTGGCCGCTGACAACATCGACAACAGCACGAAGCAGTCCTGGCAGAAGCTGATCGATGCCGATCTGCGCCAAGGTGGCAATGGCAGCACCCTGTCGCCTCGTGACAAGTTCGATTACGACTGCTGCCTGTACGCGCTGCTGCACCGTCAGTTGGAGCCGGCACAGTGGGACGTGCTTGTCGCGAAGTACTCCACGCATAAGGCGAACAAGGTGGCCGCTATTGGGCGGCTGGTGAGTCGCATCTCATCGCCCGCTCCGCAGCTCTTCATCTATAAGGCGCTCACGGCTTGGGCAATCCCGAAGCTCAAGGGCGTCCAGTCCGACAAGCGCTCGACTGACATGATCGTGCTACCCGCCGAGTTCTACGACATGAACACATGGGACGTGAATGCTTCACCAGAGCGTACCCGCCGCAACTGGAGAGCGGGCGCCCATAAACGTCTTGAACAACTGGAGGAGGCCGCCGTTATCCATGCGACCCACATCTTCGATGACGAACAAATTTTCACCGATGCCGCTTGACCATGATGGCCGTTTGGCCGTAAATTAACCCCATCATGTCAATTTTGCGTGTGGTGATACGAGCACACGGCGAATCCAAAAACCCGGCCGAGCGCCGGGTTTTTCGTCTCTGCTCTCAAGCTCTGTGGTCTACGCTTTCGGTTCCGGTGATGGCAACCGTCACCGCGATAATGAGAGCGTAAAATGGCCTTCAGCGACGAACAAAAACTCATCGTAGCCTTGCTAACCGAAATCCACGAAAAGCTTGGAATCCAAGACGGACTTGATGCGCCGTTCGTTCAATCCATAGTGTCAAGTGACAACACGTGGGCCTTGCGGTGGCGTTATCAAGGAATGTTTAAGGACTCGGAAACTCCCCCCAACGTTAAGCGCGTAGCCGATGTGTTGGACATGTGTGAAGTGTTGGAGCGAACTGCGGACTCCCTTTCAGATGAGGAGCGTGCCCAGGTGGAAGCGGTGACAGGGCACTCGGTTTCAGGCGCCCGCTTCGTAGGTTATAGCGGGAATGACGAGGACGAGTTTCATATCGTTCAAATCCTTGTAGATGACCTTGGCAAGTGGGGCTCGTTTAAAGGGCGGGACTTCAATGCCCACATGCCAATGGTCGATGTCTACGACAGAATGCTGAATGTGTATTCGGGCCTGAATTCTCTGCATAACTATTCTGCAACCCTATCGGTTGAAGATTTGACCGCTGTTTTGGATGCTCGAACTCATCCAGATCACCGTTAAGCACATTGCTTCAACGACCCCGCTAAGTGCGGGGTTTTTTTGTTGCATGCATGACGCCATAGCCAGGTTGGTTCCTTCGGGAGTGGCCTGGACGTCGATAGCCTGAAGTGCGGTACGCAAACAACACCGGAGCCACTGAGCCTCCTTACCTCGATTGTTGCGGGGCGGCTCTGGCGGGGAGCGTGGGAAGACACGCAACTATCTCGAGCCACAGCATCTGCTGGGGCTTTTTCGTTTTCAGCCCCGCCACACCCATCGCTCCGAGCTGGGTGTGCTGCGGCGCTGATTAATTCTGGAGTAGAAATGGACCCAACCGACCTTGGCACAGGCACACCTACCTGGCTGGGCGTGGCAGGAACTGTCTTACTCAGAAGGTCCCCTGTGGTGAAGATATTTCTCGCAAGATAGCGACCGAAGGGGCGATGGACAGCGCTGAAATCGGCACGTCTGTGTAGAGGTCGCACTGTGGGCATACAGGTTTCCAAAGCCAAGGGACTATAGGTCAAAATTTGGATCCAACGTGATAGCATTCGCGGAATCATTCGCGAGGATTGTCATGGAAAATATTACGTTGGCTGCAGCTGTACTCTCTTCTCTATTTGGACAGTTGCTCACAGGGGTGGTGGCCGCCTGCGCGACCTACTTCGCTTTTTGGGGTCGCAACCAGACATACTCCAGACACGCCGGCTGGCTCATCAGCTTGGCGGTGTTCTTGGCGTTATGGGCCATTTTTCCCAACGGGTTCCACACGGTCTTCCCGCCCGAGACGATGAGACAGTTCGGTGGCCTAGCCCCGGAAGCACCTAACTACAAAGCGTTGTTCATAGCCGATTCGGTTTGGACAGTTGTCGGTTGGGGCTTCGGTCTATGGCTCTGGAGCTACGGCCGCAATGACTGAAGCAGTTCAATGAACACGTCCCCAAGGAGGACGTCGCTCTAGGACAGCTCGTTAAGGCGAGGTTGTTAGTGATTATTGAGGCTCGCCACATCGGCGGGCCTTTTTCGTTTATAGACCCCGAAAGGGCCAACACCGGATGCGCACTATGCCCGACAAGCCAGATACCTGGGCCAAGCTCTGGATGGCCCTGTCAAATCCACTATGGCAGGGCGCGATCATGGCCATCATCGTCTCTCTAATGCGCATCCTTTACGACGCAAAAGAAACCAGCAAACGCCGGATCTTCTTCGAGGCGTTGATCTGTGGTGCGCTGAGCCTGGTGGCTTCCAGCCTGATCGAGTGGATGGCCTGGCCGCCCAGCCTATCAGTCGCTGCCGGTGGAACGATCGGCTTTCTCGGCGTCACAGCCATTCGCGAACTGGTCACGCGGTTCATTGGCCGAAAGGTGGACATCACATGAAGGCAATTGCTGCTGCAATCATCATCGGTTTGGTGGGCTTGCTGCTCGTCGGTATTCAGCAATACCGCTTTTTCGCCCTCAGTGGCGCTATGCAGCTTGAGACGAAGAGCAAGAACGAAGCCATCGCCGCCAACACCGAAAGCCAGGCCACCATTACCACGCTGCGAGCAGAAGCCCAGCGCAACGCGGCCTACTTGAAAGATCTGAACCAGCGGATCAAGGCCAGCGAAGACAAGGCCAAAAAGGCCAAGAAGGATTTCGATGATCTCAAGCTCAACAGCAAACCGGTTCGCGATTGGGCTGCTCAGCCTTTGCCTGACGGCCTGCGCGGCAAAGCCGCAAGTGGTAACAAAGACCACGGCAATAAGACTGGAAGCCCCTGAGCTGGTCCCCTGCGAGCGGGTCAATACAGTTGACACCGATCTGCGTGATAACGGCGATGTGTGGGAACTGAAGGATCAGGCCATCAAGCTGCTCGACACATGTGCCGATCAGGTAGACGCCCAGATCCTGCGCAGCCAGAGCAAATAGGCGAGGAGTTGACGTCATTCACGCAGAAGCTGAGCTCTTAGCGAATCCTCGTAAAGCGTCAGCTGTGAATAGTCTAGTTGGTGATTCGGACCCCATTCACTCACAGGCAAAGCTAAAAGTTCGGTGAGTTGAATCTGAACGGCTTGGAGTGTGGCGATTACCACAGATTCGGGCATCGAAGCAGGTATTAGTGGGACCGAGTGTGATGACATGACCTGCGACTCCGAGCAACTGCATAGCAGCATTAAGAATGCATGCTTCGGCTTTAACAACAGCGGTTCGTCGCTTAGCCGTTTCCCATAATCATGCCGGTCGGACACGACTATGTAAGCGCTCTCAGTTCGCGTGCTGCAAGTGGCCGACCTGCACAGTTGAGTAAAGACCATGGCCTGTACGACATGCTCGGCTGTACGCACTCGAGCCCTGAAATTTATGAGGATCGCCAGTGAGCGAATCAACCAACTACGTCAGCGTGGCGACGATCATCCCGTCAGCCAGCCTGAGCCTGAACAGCGCGCTGCCGACGATGGGCACGCGGGTGATGCTGAGCGACGGTAGTGAACTGACAGGCATCACGTCCATCACCATGACGGCAGAGCCAAGTGGTGTGTGGAAGGCGACCATCACGGTGATGCCGCACCACATCGAGCCCATCACGGCCGAGGTCATTGTGATCGAGTCGGCCGAGGCGTCCGGTCCGGATGATCGTCTCGTCGAGATCACAAGCTGCGGGGATTCCATCCGCCGGCTTGTGAAATCTATTGAGTAGGCTCTCCACTCTTCCGTCGCGGATGGCTGAGCCCGAGGGAAGGAAGTTTGCTCAGCCGATCCCTGAGTCAGGTAATGAGGGATGGGGATCGGGTCGAGGTGGCCGGCCATGGCGCCGCAAGCGCGCGGCGATCCTCGTGCGTGACCAGTACACGTGCCAGTCGTGCGGAACGGTCACGCTTGACCTTGAGGTCGACCACATCATCAACATCGCCCAAGGTGGTAGTGATGATGATGCGAATTTGCAAGCGCTGTGTGTGCCCTGCCACAAGGTGAAGACGGCACAAGAGTCCGCGCACGGCGCGGGCCGCAGCTGATCTGGCCTCCGATCATGCAGAACGCACGACGCGCAAGATCTGAATGAGATTAATTATCGCTTAGCGCGGCCCATCACTCGGGTACGGCCGTGATTTCGTGCGAAATGCACGGTTTTGCGCCGAAATGATACGAATTCCCATTCGCGGGAGGGGCGGGTCCAAACCATGGGGCTTTTTGCCTCGGACACCGCGCCCGACCGCACGCAGAGATTTTTTCCCCCTCACAGGTTTTTTGTTAAATGGCACTGACCCCAAAAAAGCAGGCATTCGTCGCTGCGAAGAGGGAAGGTGCGTCTAATAAAGATGCAGCGATAGCCGCAGGTTACGCGGCCTCCAGCGCTGCACAGGCTGGCGCACGCCTGGCAAAGGATCAGTTCGTTATCGCTGCTTTGGCCGGCCCAACCGTTAACAAAAAAGTTAACAAATTTGTTAAAGGGGACGCGCCACCAAAGTCGAGCGGCACCGCGTCTCGCGAGGAGCTGTCCGCTGACGCCGACCCTGGTGATGAAAGCTTCGACTTGGTCAAGGCCATGCGCTTCTCAGACCCCAAGGAGTTCCTGCTCGCGACGATGAACGATTTTGAGACCGACTCGAAGTTGCGCGTCGACGCCGCGAAGGCCCTGATGCCGTTCATTCATCCCCGCAAGGGCGAGGGCGGCAAGAAGGAGGAGAAAGAGAACGCCGCCAAGATCGCTGCCAAGGGCAGGTTTGGTGCCGCACCTCCACCCCCAGGACATTTGCGAGCGGTGAAATAAATGAACGTACCCGTCTGGGACACTTCGTGCCCAGACTGGGAAACGAAGATTGTAAATCGCCAGTCACTTGTACCATTTGCCCCGCTATTCCCGGACGAGGCGCGGGCGTGCATGGAGGTCCTGAACAACCTCCGGATCGTGGACGCACCAGGTAGCCCGCTGATAGGCGAGTCTTGCGCCCCGTGGATTGATGATCTTGCGAGCGCCATTTTCGGTGCTTACAACTCAAACACCGGTGAGAGGCTGATTCAGGAATTCTTCCTCCTGATCAGCAAGAAAAACGCAAAAAGCACGATCGCCGCCGCGATCATGTTGACGGTGCTGATCCGCAACTGGCGGCAGTCAGCTGAGTTCATCATCCTGGCCCCGACCATTGAGGTTGCAAACAACGCCTACGCGCCGGCCCGTGACATGGTGAAGCACGACGAAGAACTGTCGGCGTTGCTGCACGTGCAGGACCACCTCCGCACGATCACGCATCGCGAGTCCGGCGCCACCCTGAAGGTGGTGGCCGCTGACCAGAACACAGTAGGGGGCAAGAAGGCTGCGGTCGTGCTGGTGGACGAGCTTCACCTGTTCGGCAAGAACCCGCATGCAGCGAATATGCTGCGTGAGGCTACGGGTGGCTTGGCTTCGCGGCCGGAAGGCTTCGTTATCTACCTGACCACGCAGTCGGATCAGCCGCCGGCGGGGGTGTTTCGCGAGAAGCTCCAATATGCCCGCGGCGTGAGAGACGGGACGATCCTGGACCCCAACTTCTTGCCAGTGATCTACGAGTTTCCTGAACGGATCCTCAAGGCACAGGAACACCGAAATCCCGAGAACTTCTATATCACCAACCCGAACATGGGGTACTCGGTCAGCGAGAAGTTTCTGATTCGAGAGATGAAGAAAGCCGAGGAGGCCGGGGAAGCCGAGGTTCTCGGTTTCATGTCCAAGCACCTCAACGTCGAGATTGGTTTGGCGCTGCGGTCAGATCGCTGGGCTGGGGCTGACTTTTGGTCAGCCGCCGCGGTACCAGTGTTGACGTTGGACATGCTGCTGTCGATGTCCGAAGTGATTGACGTCGGTATTGACGGGGGCGGGCTTGACGACTTGTTGGGCTTCGCTGCTGTAGGGCGCGATAAGCGGACACGGGACTGGCTCATCTGGACTCATGCATGGGCCCATCCCTCAGTTCTCGAACGCCGAAAGGCAGAAGCCCCTCGGTTTCACGACTTCCAAAAGCAGGGAAATCTGACACTTTCAGCGCGTATCGGTGATGACGTAAACGACGTCGCTGATTTGGTGGAGCAGATTGAAGAGTCTGGCCTTTTGGACAAGGTAGGTGTGGACCCGGTAGGCATCGGCGCCATCTACGACGCAATGATCGAACGCGACATCCCTCCAGAGAAGATCGTCGCTATCAGCCAGGGCTGGAAACTGGGCGGTGCGATCAAGACCGCAGAGCGAAAGCTTGCAGAGGGCGGCATGAAGCATGGGGGGCAACCCATGATGTCGTGGTGTGTGGGCAACGCCAAGGTTGAGCCTCGCGCGAACTCTATCCTGATCACCAAGCAAGCCAGTGGGTCGGCCAAGATTGACCCACTCATGGCCTTATTCAACGCTGTGACGCTGATTTCTTTGAACCCGGAAGGCCGGGGGAATGACGACTTCATGGCCGCCATTCGAGATCCGATAATCGTATGAATCCACTGAACGTATACATCCTGCTCGCCCTGTGCGGCTTTGCCTCGGCAGTTGCTGGGGTATACGTGCTGCAGGGGCTGGGCTGGGCGCTGATCGCCGGCGGACTTTCGCTACTTTCAATTGCTGGTTTTGTGCGCAAGGGGCTGATCGGTGAGTAAATCCTTATCGGCGGTGCTCGGCCGCGCCGCGCGTAAGCCGAGTGCATCGCTTAGCGAGTGGCTGGGCAGGCCTATAGGTCTGAGCGACGGCGGCTTCTGGAGCCAGTTTCGCGGTGGCCAGTCCAGCTCGGGCAAGACGGTCACCGTCGACAACGCCATGCAACTTTCAGCCGTGTGGTCCTGCGTTCGGATCGTCTCCACTTCGGTTGCAGGTCTGCCGATGGGCGTGTATCGCCGCCAGCAGAACGGTGACCGTGAGGATGCTCGGCAGTTCGCCCTCTATGACGTGATCCATACGAGCCCAAATGAGGACATGACGGCTTTCCAATTCTGGCAGGCCATGGTCGCTTCGATGCTGCTGCGGGGAAATGCGTACGCGGAAATTCATCGTGCTGGCTCGCGCGTTGTTGCTCTGGACTTCCTGCTACCGGGGCGCGTCGATCTTGACCTTGACGATGACGGCAGGGTGACCTACTGGTTCCGACCACGTAAAGGTGCTCGGCGCCAGATTGAACGCGAGAACATGTTGCACATCCCGGCGTTCAGCCTGGACGGCCGCGTAGGGCTGTCGGCGATCCGCTATGGTGCGGACGTGTTCGGCGCAGCGATGTCGGCCGACGATGCTGCGAACGGCACGTTCAAAAATGGCTTGCTTCCGGCCGTGGCGTTCAAGGTCGATCGAGTGCTCAAGCCTGAGCAACGCGAGGAGTTTCGCGACTATGTGAAGCAGGTTTCCGGCGCACTGAACGCGGGCCGGTCGCCAGTGCTGGAGCAGGGCATCACGCCAGAGTCCATCGGCATCAACCCGGTGGATGCCCAGTTGCTTGAGTCCAGGGCCTACAGCATCGAAGAGGTCTGTCGTTGGTTTGGCGTGCCGCCATGGATGGTCGGCAAGACTGACGCGGGAAGCAACTGGGGAACCGGGCTTGAACAGCAGATGATTGCGTTTCTGACCTTCAGCATTAGCTCCATCACCACGCAGATTCAGCAGTGCGTGAATAAGCGGCTGCTGACCCCGGTGGACCGCCAGTCTTATTACGCAGAGTTCTCGCTCGAGGCCTTCCTCAAGGCTGACAGCGCGGGCAGGGCAGAGTGGTACAGCAAGATGACGCAGAACGGGATCATGACCCGGGACGAATGCCGGGTTAAAGAAAACCTCCCACGCCATGGCGGCAATGCTGCGGTGCTCACCGTTCAGACCAACCTGGCGCCAATCGACAAGCTCGGGCAGTCCACCGACGGGCAAACCGCTCAAAGCGCTTTGAAAAACTGGCTCGGCCAGGCTCAGGAGTAACCATGCCATTGAATGTAAATGCTCGCAGTTTCAACTGCGAGCTGAGCCCGCGCGCGCTCGATTTGTGGAATCCAGATCTGCGCGCCGCGCTGGAAGCCGGCACTGACACCATCACCATGTACGGCATCATCGGTGAAGACTGGTACGGCGAGGGTGTCACGCTCAAGCGCGTGGATGCCGCGCTGCGCTCCATCGGTGACAAGCCGGTCACTGTCTATATCAACTCGCCTGGCGGTGACATGTTCGAGGGGATCGCGATCTACAACCGGCTGCTGGAGCATTCGCAGGAGGTCACGATCAAGGTTCTCGGCCTTGCCGCCTCGGCGGCGTCGGTCATCGCGATGGCTGGCGCCAAGCGTGAAGTCGCGAAGACAGCTTTCCTGATGATCCACAACTGCTGGACCTACTTCGCCGGAAACCGCCACGCCATTCGCGAGCTCGCCGATACGATGGAGGAGTTCGACCGCGCGATGATCAGCCTGTACGCCGACACCAGCGGCCAGGATGAGGCAGCGGTGGAGAAGATGCTCGATGCCGAGACCTACATGAACGGCTCGAACGCCGTCGATAAGGGTTTCGCGACCGGACTGATCTCTGCGGCCGAAGTGGAGCAAGCCCCCAGCGAAGAAGGTAATCAGGCGCACTCGGCCCGCAGGCTCGACGCTGCGCTCGCCAAATCAGGGATGCCGCGCAGCGAGCGCCGCAAGCTCATTTCAGAAATCAAGACCAGCACGTCTAGCGCTGCTGGCGGCGACACGCTTCGCGCTGTCGTGCCGGGCAAGCCTAGCGCTGCCCTTGATGTATCCGCGTTTGAAGAAACCGCAAATCAGGCGTCGGCACTTCGGGGGCTCATCCCCGCCTGCTGATCGACTGGCGCTGCAACCCATTTGATAACCGCCCTGGAGGCGGTTTTTTCATTTCTGAAAGGACAAAATCATGGCTGTAGATCTTTCTGCAATTGAAGCTTCCCAAAAGCAAACCCAGGCCGACCTGAAAGCAGTTGGCGACCAGATCAAGACTTATGCCGAGCGCACCGAGAAGGAAATCAAAGCTTCCGGTGAAATGCAGGCTGAGACCCGTGGCAAGGTTGACGAGCTGCTGCTGAAGCAGGGCGAGCTTCAGGCTCGCATGCAGGACGCTGAGCAAAAGCTGGTCAATGCCAACAAGCGTCATGACCCGGAAGTTCAGCAGTCTGCCGGTCAGCTCGTCGCCGCGAAAATGGCAGAAGAAGGCGTCAACAGCTCTTTCCGCGGCTCTCGCCGTGTGACCGTGCCACGAGCCGCAATCACCTCCGTGCCGACCTCCGGCGGCGCGTTGGTGCAGACCGAGCGCGTCGGCATCGTTCTCGCGCCGCAGCGCCGCTTGACCATTCGCGATCTGGTTGCGCCTGGCACCACCGACAGCAACGCTATCGAGTACGTGCGTGAAACCGGCTTCACGAATAACGCCGCCATCGTCGGCGAGGGCCTGGCCAAGCCATACAGCGACCTGAAATTCGAACTGCAGAACGCGAACGTGCGAACCATCGCACACCTGTTCAAAGGCAGCCGCCAGATCCTGGATGACGCTTCGGCGTTGCAGAGCTACATCGACGCCCGAGCTCGCTACGGCCTGTTGATGGCCGAGGAAGCGCAGCTGCTGTACGGCAACGGCACGGGCAACAACGTGAAAGGGATCATCCCCCAGGCCCAGATTTACGCAGCGCCTGCTGGTATCCAAGTGCAGGCGATTCAGCGTATCGACCGCATCCGTCTGGCCCTGCTGCAGGCGCAGCTGGCCGAGTTCCCGTCCACCGGCATCGTGCTGAACCCGATCGACTGGGCGGCCATCGAGCTGCTCAAGGACGGCGAGGGTCGCTACATCATCGGCAAGCCGCAAGAAGGCACCGCGGCGCGCTTGTGGAACCTGCCGGTCGTTGAAACCCAAGCCATTGTTCAGGACCAGTTCCTGGTGGGCGCATTCAGCCTGGCTGCGCAGATCTTTGACCGGATGGGTATCGAAGTGCTGGTCTCGACTGAGAACGCCGACGACTTCGAGAAAAACATGGTGACCATCCGCGCTGAAGAGCGCTTGGCCTTCTCTGTGTACCGCCCGGAAGCTTTCGTGACTGGTCCTCTGACCCCGGCGGCGTAACCCTTCCCACAGTGCGCCGTCCGCGGGCGGCCTCACTGATTCAGGAGAGACGAACATGGCACGTGCAAGCGCAAGCGATGCAACCAAGGGGGCTGCTACAGCCGCAAATACGACTGCTGCCTCGTCTGGTCAACAGACTTCAGCGGAAGGCACCACCGCCACGGCCGCTGCGGCCGGCGTACAAAGTGGGACCGCGGTAGGCGATAGCGCTTCCGTGGCAGGAGCGGGGACCGGTCCGCTACAGCCCACTGACCCAGCCAATGGCATCGGTAACACCGTGCAGGCCGGGCAACCGTCAGAGATCGCGCGCATCGACGCGGATTCGGCAACAGCCGGAACTGCGACGATTTCGTTCGACACTCAACCCGGTACCGGTGACCAGGTGCAGGCCGATAGTGTTGCTGAGGACAGCAACGAGATCATGATTTACCCGGTGCGTAGCTACCTGGACGGAAAAGAGATTCGCCGTGCTGGTGGCGAAGGCTACAAGTCGCCCAAGCATGACGCGGTGTCGCTGGTCGCTGCCGGCCTTGCCACCGACAAAAAGCCAAAGGCCTGACATGAACGCCATACCGACCGATCAAGCGATGCAGCATTTACGCGCCGAAGAGCAAGATCGCGCGCACGTGGAGCTGTTACTCGCCGCGGCAGAGGACAGCGCTGCCCAGTTCATGAACCGGCGTTTTTACGGTGATTTGGACTCTCTGGGCGCTGCGGTGCTGGATGGGTCGGGGGGCCGGGACCCGGTGCTGATAAATCCGTCCATTCGCGCTGCATGCTTGCTGATCTTGGGCTCGCTGTTCGAGAACCGTGAAGACGTCGTGATCGGAACGATCCCCAACGAACTGCCAATGGGGTCGCGCGCACTACTGACGCCATATCGTGTGGGCTGGGGGATCTGATGCGCTCAGGCAAGCTACGTCACCGAATCGATATCGAATCACCGAGCTTGGTCCAGGATCCGGCCACTGGGGAGATGTTGCCCGGCTGGACCAGAACGTGGGAGAACGTCCCGGCATCGTTTGAGCCGCTGAGTGCTCGCGATTTAATCGCTGCGCAAGCTGCTCAGTCAGCCGCCACTGCGCGAGTGGTGATTCGTTACAGGTCCGGTGTTGTGCCCACCATGCGGATCATTCATCGAAACGAGATCTACGAACTCAAAGGGCCGGCTTTGCCGGACCCTGGCTCCGGATTGGAGTACCTCACCATCATGGTGGGGAAGGGGCTCAACAATGGCTGACACCATTTCCGTCAGGTTTACCGGAACGGACCAGCTATCCGCCAAATTTCGCGAGCTGAGCGGTGCAGTGCGTACCAAGGTGGCCGCGCCCGCAGCGAAGGACGCCATGCAGATTGTTCTGGCTGATGCAAAGGACAGGGCTTCCCGGGTGGATGATCCCGAGACCAGCAACTATCTACCTGCGAACATCGCGTTGGTTGAGCGAAAAAAGCTGGGCGAGGAGATCGGAGCTGTAGTGGTATCAGTTGGCGTGCGCAAGACTAAGGCTGGCCAGCGTGGCGGCAACACGTTTTATTGGTGGTGGGTGGAGCTGGGCACGGAACACTCCCGAGCTCGACCAATGTTGCGGCCAGCGCTGGCGAACAACCGCGAAGCTGTCTTCAAGGAGTTCCTCAGTTCGGCCAAGTATCAGCTCATCAAGCTTGGGATCAACTAATGGTCGCTCCGATCTTCAGAACGTGCGTCGCCGATCCCGCTGTGACACAGCTGCTTGGTGTGAGCCCTACCCGACTCTATCCGCATGGAGAAGCGCCGGAGGGAGTGGCCAAGCCCTACGCGGTGTGGCAGGTGGTCAGTGGCTCCCCGATAAACTATGTGAATGGTCTGCCTGATACCGACCGCTACGGCCTGCAGGTAGACGTTTATGCTGATACGGCTAGCAGCGCAGACGCGGTCGTCGTCGCAATCCGTCGCGCCGTCGGCAGGCACGCCTACGTGACCGGGTTTAGTGTCGATAGTCGCGACACGGACACCAAAAGCTACCGGAAAGGTTTCGATGTTGCCTGGCTCGTGAGGCTGTAATCAGAACAGAAAGAACGACCCGCTCAGGCGGGTTTTTTTATGCCCGCTAATAAGTGATTTCGCAGGAAATCGGGAGTAACAAATTGACTATTCCAACCCAAGGCACGGAGCTTTTCGCGATTGATCCGGCTGACAACAGCATCCTCGATGTTGGCTGTTTCACGTCTCTTGACGGCATCGATACCTCTATTGCGCAGGTTGACGTGACATGCACGAAGTCTAGGGCGCGTGAGTACGAAGCTGGCTTGGCTGAACCTGGCTCTGCATCGTTCGGCTTGAACATCGACCCCCAAAGCCCTGCGCATTTGCGCCTGCACCAGCTGAAAAAGGCCGGCACGAAACTGAAATGGGCAGTGGGCTGGTCGGACGGCTACAACTTCGACACCGAGGAAGGTGTCCAGCCTCTAATTGGCACTCCGGGCGGTCTGGCTGCGCTGGTGCTGAATTCGGCGGGCACCGGTTACACCACTGCTCCCACGGTCGCCATTACTGGTGGCGGTGGCACCGGCGCGACAGCGACTGCTCAGATCGCAAACGGCAAAGTCACTGGCTTCACTGTCACGAACGAGGGCGCCGGTTACACCAGCGCACCGACCGTGGCCCTCACAGGCGGTGCTGGTAACGGCGCGACGGCTCGCGCGGTGGTGGAGACGGAGATCGATTTCGACCTGCCAGACAACCGCACCTGGCTCACCTTCGAAGGGTACATGAACAGCTTCCCGTTCACCTTCGGCCTGGGCGACGTCGTGAAATCCACCGTTGGCATTCAGGTGTCTGGCGATCCCGTGCTGATCGCCAAGACCGCGCCGTAAGGAACACCCATGGATCTGAACATTGCTTCGCTCAAAGCTGCCGGGGCTTTCATCTCGGCACCGCAGAAAAAGGAAGTCAGCTGGCACGCGAACGGGAGGCCGCAGAAGGCCACTGTGTACGTGCTGCAGGAGTCTTTCATTTCGCTGACCCAGCGCTGGGATGCGCAGGACCGCGGCGGTGACTTGGCCGCCCAGCGCATCGCCTCCTGCATCACCGACAAAGACGGTGTGCCGGTGTTCACCGTCGAGGACGTGGTCGGCGGGCCAGAAACAGGTCATGGCCCGCTTTGCGCGGAGCTGGCGATCGTATTGCTCGCCGCGATCGGTGAGGTCAACAAAGTGCCAGAGGGCACCCTCGAAAAAAAATCCAACCCGAGGAAGAGCTCTGGCACGAGCTCGCCATCGTCCTCGGCACCACGATCGCGGAAGCAAAACAAAGGATGACCTACGTCGAGGCGATGGACTGGATGCGGTACCGGCTTCAAACCGGTTCGCTGAATCTGGGCCTTCGCCTCGATGAAGGTTTTGCGTTGCTGGCCACTGTGTTCAACAACGTCATGGGCGGTAAAGCCAAGTTTTCGGATTTTATGCCGGATCGCGGTTTTCAAGACGCCCCGAAAGCTGCCACGCCGCAGGATCTGTTGGCGCTCTTGCAACGCGTGAAGGGGTGATTTATGGCTGTTGATTCGCTCGGCCAGTTGACGGTCGATCTGGTGGCGAACACCGGCGGCTTCGAAAAGGGGATGGACCGGGCAGAACGCAAGCTCAAGTCCACGACCCGCGAGGCAAAGTACCAAGCCGATCAAATGGGCAAGCTGGTTGGACAGATTGATCCGGTAGTGGGTGCATACGGCCGGCTCGATAAAATGGAAGAGCAGTTGCGTAAGCATCGCGCTGCCGGCCGGCTCGACGAGCCGGACTTCAAGGACTACCTCTCAAAGCTAAACGACCAGCGTGCTGCATTGGGCAAGAGCAGCAACGACATGGACAAGGGCGCGATGTCCGCGAAAGCATACGCCGCAGCACTGCGCGGTGTTCCCGCTCAGTTCACCGATATCGCCACATCCATTCAGGCAGGGCAAAACCCGCTTACCGTGCTGTTGCAGCAGGGTGGTCAGCTCAAGGATTCGTTCGGCGGCGTCGGCCCTGCTGCGAAAGCGCTGGGCGGGTACGTGCTGGGATTGGTGAATCCGTTCACCGTCGCCGCTGCTGCGGCTGCAACGTTGGCTCTGGCTTACTATCAGGGCTCGAAGGAGGCTACGGCGTATCAGGTGGCGCTGATAACCACCGGCAACGTCGCTGGTACCAGCGCAAACCAACTGGCGGGAATGGCTGAGCGGATTGGTTCGACCGTTTCCACCACGGGCAAGGCGGCTGAGGTGCTGGCGCAACTTGCCGGCGCCGGAGACATCACCAGCGCGAGCTTTGAGCAGATCGCGTCGGCTGCCATCAACTGGGAGAAAGCGACCGGGACCGCCACTGAGCAAACCATCGCCGAGTTTGAAAAGATCGCGAAGGACCCCGTGAAAACCCTCGGTGATCTGGACGATAAGTACCATTTCCTCACCGCTTCGGTTTACGAGCAGGTTCGAGCGTTGCAGGAAAACGGCGATAAGCAGGGCGCTGCCGCCGTGGCAGAGGACGCATACGCACGAGCGCTCGAAGCGCGCGCTGCAAACATCAAAGCGAATCTCGGCACGCTGGAAACTGCTTGGGCTTCTCTCGCGGGTACCGCGAAAAAGGCGTGGGACGAGATAGTCGGGGTTGGTCGTGAAAGCTCGCTTGACGCTCAGATCAAAAATACCCAGAAGCTGCTCGATGACCGCAAGGGCGGTGTCCTGGCCAAGATGTTTCCCGACTCGCTCGGCGAGGGTAGCGACTCCACGCGGTTTTTGAAATCACGCCTCGACCTGCTCATCAAACAACGAGACGCGCTGACCAAGTCGAGCAAGGCTGAGGGTGACAACGCAGTCGCCCAGACCGAGGGCCGCAAGGCATTCGAGGAATATCAGAAGGCGCGAGAAGCGAACTTCACCAAAACGCAGAAGATGAACAAGGCGCTCGAGGATGAGCAGCGCCGTATCACCAAGGCTCGTGCTGCGGGATACAAGATTTCGGCAGAGGACGAAACTGCAGCCTACAAGGCAATCCGCGATAACCCCTCTTACAAAGACGCCGATCCGAAAAAGCCGAAGGCGTATCAGGAAGACGCTGGCACCAAAGCGCTGGATTCTGCGCGGCAACAATACGCGGTGCTGCAGCAGCAGAACTCGCTGATTGGCGACCAGTCGGCGGCAAGCCAGCAACTCGGCTCGAACGCGAAAAAGCTGATCGAGTGGGAGCAACAGCTCGCCGATATCAAAGGTAAGAAGACGCTCACTGCTGATCAGAAATCGCTGCTGGCCAGTCAGGACCTCATCACCGCGCAGCTCAAGCGCAACGCGGCGCTGGAAACCCAGAACACGCTGTCGGAAAAGGCGCTCGAAACACGCCGCAAGCTGGCCGCGTTTGATGAAAATCTTCAGAGCCAGCTTTCGAGCGCCAAGCAAGGGCTCGACAACAATCTCGCTGGCGCGGGCCTCGGCGATGTGCAAAAGCAGCGCCTCCAAGAACAGCGAAACATCCAGCAGTCCTATCAGTCGCAACTGGACAAGTTGACCTCCGACTACAACAAGAGCAACAAGGACCAGTTCAGCACCGAGCTCTACGACAAGGAAACAGCATCGCTGAAAAGCGCGCTGGATCAGCGCCTGGCGATGCAGCGGCAATATTACGTCGACGTGGACAAGGCCCAAAGCGATTGGACCGTCGGAGCCTCAGCGGCCTATCAGGACTATCTGCAAAGCGCGAAGGATGTCGCTGGGCAGACGAAGAGCCTGTTCTCTGGCGTGTTCAGCGGTCTTGAAGATTCGGTCGTGAATTTCGCCATGACCGGCAAAGCCTCGATCGCCGATTTCACCAAGTCGGTTCTCGCTGACTTGGCCCGGATCGCCGCGCGGCAGGCCATCACATCGGGAGGCACCGCCCTTCTAGGGCTGGCCACCACTGCTGCTGGCGCCTACTTCGGCGGAGCGTCCGCCGGCACCGGGGCCGCCGCTTCTGATTATTCGGGGGCTGCTTATCAAAGCTGGCTTTCCTCGCAGCACTGGGACGGCGGCTACACCGGAGACGGCGGCAAATACGAGCCGATGGGCGTCGTTCACGGCGGCGAGGTGGTGATCCGCAAGGAAGTGGTTCAGCAGCCGGGAATGCGTCAGTACCTGGAGCGTTTGAATAAGTCCGGGAAGCCAGGTTATGCAGACGGTGGTTACGTAGGGCTGGCGTCGGGCGGGGCTGCGTCCACTGCCACCGCCAATACCGCCGGATCTGTCGTCATTCAACAGAACTTCACAGTGCCCAGCGCGGCAAACGACTCGTCGGCGGAAGACATGCAGGCGGTCGGGCAGGCTTATGCCGATACCGCGAAACGCGGCGCTCAGCAGGCGATCGCTGAAGAGCTTCGGCCAGGCGGGGCAATTTGGAGGACCATCAATGGCCGTTGAGACATTCACCTGGTGTCCGAAGCTGGAGACGACCAGCACACCCGAGTACCGGACCCGATCGAGCAAATTCGGGAACGGTTACGAGCAGGTGGTGGGCGATGGCCCTAACAACAAAGTGGATGTTTGGCCGGTGTCTTTTGTAGTCCGTGAGTCTGTAGCGCTCGAGATCAAGGCTTTTCTTGATCGTCACGCCGGGTTCAAGTCGTTCATGTGGACGCCCCCGCTCGGCGAACTGAGCTTCTACCGCGCTACGGCGCCGACCGTATCCCCCAACGGTGCTGGCTTTTACACCCTGACCTCCACGTTCACCCAGTCATTCATTCCATAGGTAAGACATGCCGCTGATCAAAGATATCCAGGTGCTCGAGCCTGGCAGCGAAGTGCTGCTGTTTGAATTGGATGGGTCGGATTATGGCGCGGACGTGTTGCGCTTCCATGGCCACGCCATTCCCTACACCGCGGCGGAGTTGATGGCCGCTGGCGCCGATGCCGACCAGCTACCGGCCAAGGCGATCTGGTGGCAGGGGGAGGAATACGGCGCCTGGCCAATGCAGATAGACGGTATCGAGGCGAATGGCGACGGCACGGCAGTGCGTCCGACGCTTTCAGTGGGCAACGTCAACGGGCGCATCACCGCGTTGTGCTTGGCGTTTGAGGATCTGCTGGACTTCAAGTTGACGATGCGGCACACGCTGGGCACGTATCTGGATGCCGAGAACTTTCCCGGCGGAAACCCCGACGCGGACGCCTCTCAGGAGACCATCGAGGTCTGGTATCTGGACCAGAAGACCTCTGAAAACGGGTCGAGCGTGTCGTGGGAGTTGGCGAGCCCGGGCGACGTCGGCGGTGAATCCATCGGCCGGCAGATGACGACGCTGTGCCATTGGTGCCTCACCGGCGGGTACCGCGGACCTAACTGCAATTACACCGGGCCATACCGCGACAAGGACGGAAACCTCACCGACGATCCCGAAAAGGACGAGTGCGACGCGACTCTGGGGCGTGGTTGTGTTCCTCGATTCGGTGAAGGCAACTCACTGCCCTTTGGCGGCTTCCCTGCCGTTTCCCTGATTGCCAGGAGCTGACCATGCTGAAACATATTCTCAAGGCGGTTCAGGCGCACGCTGCCGAGCAGTACCCGCGCGAATGCTGCGGGCTTCTGATCAGCATCGGCCGAAAGCAGCAGTACATCCCGTGCACGAATACCGCGGCCGATCCCAACGAAGAATTCCGCATTGCGCCGGAGGATTACGCCGCTGCCGAAGACCTGGGCGAAGTGATCGGCATCGTCCACTCGCACCCGGACGCCACGAGCAGGCCGTCTCCGCGTGACTTGGCAATGTGCGAAGCGACGGAATTGCCGTGGCACATCCTCAGCTGGCCGGAGGGCGATCTGCGAACGATCGTTCCCACCGGCAACACGCCGCTGCTGGGCCGGTCGTTCGTGCATGGCGCCTGGGATTGCTGGCAGGTCTGCGCTGACTGGTACAAGCGCGAGTGGGGCCTAGAGTTCGACGCCTTCAAGCGCGAGGACGGCTGGTGGGAGCAGGCCGACGGCCCGAGCCTCTACGAGCAAGCCTACGAGGCGGCCGGGTTTGAACGTGTCAGCGCTCCGCAACGAGGCGACATGATTGTGATGGAAGTAGGGCGCACCAAGCACCCGAACCATGCTGGGATCTACCTCGGCGCAGATCCGAAGTTGCCGGGTGAAACGACTGCCGTTCACGGCGCCGGTCCTTTCCTGCTCCACCACCTCTATGGCAGGCCATCGGAGATCATCATCTTCGGCGGTCCGTGGCTGGACAGAACGCGCCTGATCCTCAGGCATAAAGACTCCCGCGAATCATCTGATACTAAAGAAACGCTTTCGTAAACTAATGGGAGGTGAGCAGTAATGGGTTGTCTTCTTCGAAGATGGTTTGCTCAGGCATATTTCTGGAAAAAAAGCCCTCAAATACCACTTGGAATCTCTCCCTGCAGTCGTATAGCTGTGCTTTCTTGAGTTTACGAATTTTGTAAACGTCATTCCGATCAAAGTGGCAGCCAAGAGATAGGAAGCAGTGGCTGAATATGCGAAAAACCTGCCAGTAGAGCTCGGGGTCGACTTCCTCTTCCGTCGCCAATTGGTAGAGAGCCCACTCTAAGAGCCAGTATTCATCTTTCGCCCAGCGCGCGTGCTCGTGGAGCTGGCCAATGAATGATTTTTCATCGTAGTCATCGCAGTGCGGAAAGTTTCTTTGAACTACAAATCGAGGATCGATCAAGTCGGTTCCTTACGTCTGCGCGGCAGACAGTCTGTTATCCACGAGAATTTAAGCTCTGAGGGCCATATGCAAATCATACAGCGCTACATGATGACAATTCACGACGTCTTCACCATCACTGATGTCGGTATCTGCGGCGCCGAAACCGAGATCAGAGTTTTGGACGGCGCCGCCGAGGTTGAACGAGTTAAATTCTCCGGCAAGTGCCAGAGTGAAGGCGGCTACAGCCGCAGCTACCATGGCACGCATGGGCTTACGGTCGTAGTCGTCAAAGGACCTGGCCGAGTTGTCTTGGAGCCATTTGCTGCCTGACTACCAAATAAAATCATCGGTGCCCAGCTTATGTGATCCGTATCTCACTTCATGGTCGTCTCCTGCGACTTTGGATTCAGCTATGGCTCCCGCCTCAGTCGCAAACACACCATGCAGAGACCAAGGCGCGCTGCCATAACACCCCAGCCCAAAACCCAGCCAGCACTGTCCGGATCCGCTTTCAATTCCTTACTCACATCGACCTCCTAGGTCATATCGCCCTGGTCCGCGGACTTGCAAGCAACGGACCGGAGCGATTCGTTGGAGGAGCGAAGCTACTACGCCAGGATCCAATTCCGTTACTGAGCGTTTGTCCAGCGCTGGGTAGATAGCCAGTTAGAGTAACCGAAGCGCGGTTTTGGAGGTCCAGAAGGCTTGTGCTAGCGTGGGCACGACCGTAAATCAAGGAGCGGATACGAGCATGAAGACGCAGAACGAAGACGAGTTGCGTGCCTGGGATCAGTATGTTGCTGCTGCGTTCGAATATGCTCTTAAAACGTCCACAGCAGGATCGAACGACGTGCATCTTCGACTCTCTGTAAAGCGGGCGGCGGACGTTGCAGATTTGCTAATCGTCGAGAGGCGGGCGCGTCAGGTTTGAAATAAAGCCCGGGCTCGCGCCGGGCTTTTTGCGTTGAGAGACCGGTGATACCCTCGGGTTTTCAATTTGAGGGATCATCATGCGAATTTTACTTGGAGCTCTGGTACTTGTTCTGTTGGCCGGTTGCTCGTCATATCCTATATCTCTAACTGATGCGAAGCAGGCTCCGCGCGACGAGGTTTACGCTTTCCAGTCCAACCCGGCTGGGTCGTATGGGCAGATCATCGTATTGCGCGACGGTGGAATAAATGCCTCTGGATGTGACTTCGTCGTTTACGTTGATGGGAAAAAGGCGGCGAAACTGGGGTCTGGAGAGAAAGCCTCGTTTCTGGTCTCTCCCGGGACCTATAACTTAGGCGTAGGATTGGCGGGTGTAGGACTATGCGCGGGCCAAGCGATCAGAACAATCAGCGTGAATGTCACCGATAAAAAAGACTCTATCTTCCGCTTAAGTTCAGACATGACTGGGATAGCGGTCGGGCCCTACGTCGAATATCAGTGATTGAAATATGTAAGCCGCCCAAGGGCGGCTTTTTAGTGCGAGGGATATATGCGTCCGGTAGAAAATTCACAAGGCCGAACTGCGATCTACTTATCAGGATCTCTGGCAAAGAGATTTTTTCGCCAAAGACACTATCAGCTGGATAAGGGTGATGCATGGGAGGCAATGCGCGCTCTAAAAGCAACACTTCCCGGGTGGGCCGCTGAAATATCGAGGCTGGCAAGACTCGGTATGCGTTTCGCGATATATCGCAACCGAAAGAATGTTGGCTCCAGAAACGCCAGCATGATGGAGCTTGGTGGAGCAAATGAGATCAGGGTCGTGCCTGTCATCCATGGTGGTAAGCGGGCCGGAGTACTGCAGACCATCGTGGGGATAGTTTTGATTGTTGCTTCATTCTTCGTTGCACCAGGATCACAGGCGGCTTTGTTCGCTGCGGGGGTAGGGACGACTGCTGGCGGGGTAATTCAAATGCTGAGCCCTCAGGCTTCTGGTTTGAAGCAAAGCGCTTCACCCGACAACCAGCCTTCCTACGCGTTTGGCAGTGCCAAGAACACGACCGCCAGCGGCAACCCGGTCGCTATTTGCATCGGCGAACGCAGGTGGGGCGGGGCGATTATTTCTGCATCGATTCTCGCGGAAGACAAAACCTGATTCCGAACTGGAACAACCGACCGCCGAGTGGCGGTTTTTTTATGCCTGGAGAAAAGCATGGGCGCAGCTGAGCAAATCGACATCCGTGGCGCCAAAGGCGGCAGCAGCACTCCAAAGACTCCAACAGAGGCAACGGATAGCCTGCGTTCCACGAACTTGGCGAAGATCCTGATTGCGGTGGGCGAGGGCGAGTTTGAAGGCGCGCCCACGGCCGCCGACATCTTCTTGGATAACACGCCGATCAACGACGCCAGCGGCAACGTCAATTTCCCGAATGTGAAGTGGGAGTGGCGCTCCGGCTCAGTTGAGCAGGACTACATCCCCGGTATCCCGTCGGTCGAGAACGAAACCACCATCAACGTCGAGCTGCGCAGCGACAGCCCGTGGATTCGCTCGATCACCAACGTCCAGCTTTCTGCTGTGCGTATTCGGCTCGCTTGGGTAGCGCTCCAGCGGCAGGATGATGAGGGCAACGTCGGCGGGTACCGGATCGAGTATGCCGTTGACCTGGCTACCGACGGCGGCGCTTACGTACAGGTGCTGGCTGAGGCCGTGGACGGAAAGACCACGACCCGGTATGAGCGCTCCCGCCGTATCGATTTGCCCCCGGCGACTTCCGGCTGGCAAATCCGCGTGCGCCGCCTGACAGCGAACCAGAACACCAACAAGATCGCTGACACGATGCTTGTCGCCGGTCTCACTGAGGTGATCGACGAGAAGCTCCGCTACCCGAACACCGCGCTGCTGTACGTCGAATTCGACGCCGAGCAGTTCAGCAACATTCCGGCCGTGACCATCAAGTGCAAAGGCCGCAAGTGGCAGGTCCCAAGCAACTACGACCCGGTCGCGCGCTCCTATACAGGCGTCTGGGACGGGACCTTTAAGCAGGCATGGACCAACAACCCTGCATGGGTCACCTACGGCATCTGCACGGTAGATCGCTTCGGACTTGGCAAGCGCATCAAGCCTTACATGGTCGACAAGTGGGAGCTGTACCGGATTGCTCAGTATTGCGATCAGTTGGTGTCGGACGGCATCGGCGGGCAGGAGCCCCGCTTTCTCTGCGACATGAACCTTCAGGGCAAGGCGGATGCCTGGACGCTGCTGCGCGACATCTCGGCAATTTACCGGGGTATGACTTACTGGGCGCAGGGCCAGCTCGTGATGCAGGCGGACATGCCGCGCGCGCAGGACTTCGACTACGTGTTCACCCGGGCCAACGTGATTGGCGGGGAAATGAACTACGGCAGCGCCTCGGCAAAGACGCGCTACACGCGCGCAATCGTCAGCTACGACAACCCGGCCAACAACTACGACACCGACGTGACTGCCTATTCGGACTTGGCACTGCAGCGACGTTTCGACGACAGACCCACCGAGATCAGCGCGATCGGCTGCACCCGCGCCTCCGAAGCTCAGCGCCGCGGGAAGTGGGTGGTGATGAGCAACAACCAGGACCGGACCGTCACGTTCAAGACCGGTATGGAGGGCGCGATACCGCTGCCGGGCTACATCATCCCGGTGGCTGACTCGCTGCTCGCCGGTCGCGAGGTCGGCGGCCGCATCTCCGCTGCCGCCGGGGGCGTGGTGACACTCGACCGGGACACTGCGGCGAAGGTTGGCGACCGCCTGATCATCAATCTCCCAAGCGGCCAGGCACAAGCGCGCACGGTTCAGTCTGTGAACGGTCGCGCAGTCACGGTCACCACGCCATATAGCGAAACGCCCAGCCCGCAGCTTCAGTGGGCGCTCGACGCTGATGATCTGGCCATTCCGCTGTTCCGGGTTTTGAGCACCAAACGGACTACAGAGGGCGATTACGAGATCTCGGCACTGCAATATGAGCCGAGCAAGTTCGCCTACATCGACACCGGCGCGCGCCTCGAGGAACGGCCGATCAGTGTGATTCCGCTCACTGTCGTTCCGGCGCCGGCGAGCGTGACATTGGCCTCGACCACTGCGATCGCGCAGGGCCTGGCCGTCACCACAATGACCATCACCTGGCCCGCGGTTAATGGCGCAGTGGGCTATGACGTCGAGTGGCGCAAGGACAATGGCAACTGGATAAAGGTGCAGCGCACCGGCGCTACCAGCGTCGATATCGTGGGCATCTATTCCGGCTCGTACCTGGCGCGCGTTCGGGCAGTCAGTGCCTACGACATCTCGTCGGTTTGGCGAAGCTCGGTGCTGACCCAGCTCAACGGCAAGGAGGGCTTGCCGCCGGCTGTGACTTCGCTGACAGCCACGCCGCTGGTCTACGGCATTCACCTTCAGTGGACTTTCCCACCAGGTGCAGAAGACACACAGCGGACCGAGATATGGAGCAACGGCACGAACAATCTGGCGGAAGCCACGAAGCTGTCTGATTTCGCTTATCCGCAAGCCGCCCACGAGATGCACAACCTGAACGTCGGGACCAGCCTGTTTTTCTGGGCGCGCCTCGTGGATCGAAGCGGGAATGTCGGGCCGTGGTATCCAGCCGTTAACGGCGTCAATGGCCAGGTCAGCACGGACCAGGCCGAATACGAAAAGTATTTCTTGGGGAAAATCCAGGCGTCCGCCCTGTCCGAGCAGCTGTTTTCCGAGATCGGCAAGATATCCGGGGATGGGGACGGCTCGGTCAATGAACGCATTGCTGAGCTTAAAAGCGAGATTGGTGCGATCACCGATGCACTGGCTTACGTGCCGACTGATCCCTACGTGCGCGATAACACGGTCAGGGTTGGCGACAACCTATGGACCGCGATCATCGACGTGCCGGCCAAAGCCGACGGCTCGAACGGGCCCCCTAACCCGACGTATTGGGTTAACAGCGGCCAGTCGATCCGAGCCGCGAACGGTTTGGCCGCGCAGGTCACGAAGAACACCACTGACATCACAACGATTGACGGCAAGACCACCTCTACAGCATCTCAGCTTCAGGCCCTTCAAGCTTCCTATCGGGAGGACAGCGGAGAAGGTGAGCTGGCCGATGCACTCAAAGGATGGGACAGCACCGCCAGTTACGCGCAAGAGGTCAAGGTCCGGACGGAGCAAGACTTTGCGCAGACACAGCGGGCCACCCTGCTGGATGCACGGGTTGGTGGAAATGAGTCGAAGATAAGCATTGTCGAAACGACGATGGCCACTGACAGGCAGGCCACTGCTCAGCAGATCACAACGCTTAATGCGACAGCCAATGGCGCTACAGCCAGCGCCGAAACAGCCACTAGGGCGGTCTCGGCACTTGGCGGCAAGGTTTCGTCGCTCACGACCATAAAAACATCCACCACGGTCGGCGGGCGAACGGTCATGGCGGGACTCGCCATAGGTGTCGAGGGCCAGCAGCAGGAGTCCCAGATTCTCGCTTTCGCTCAGCGGTTCGCGATTCTGGACGAGGCGAGCGGCACCATGATCGCGCCGTTCGTGGTGCAGGGAGGGCAAGTGTTCATCAACACCGCAATCATCAGTACGGCCTTCATCAAGGAGCTGATTCTCGGGATGACCTTGAAGTCCGCGGCGGTCGACAGCCAGGGCCTCCCATTGCTGGAGATCAATGTGCCGGCTGGAACGCTGAGCCTTCGTGGTCAGACCTCGGATGGGTCGCTGCTGCTGAACAACAACGGCATGTTCGCCTACGACGGCGCCGGGACAGAGCGCGCTGCGTTCGGGAAAATCGGCTGATGGCTTATTACGGCGCAAGGACACGCAATGCCCAGGGGGGCGTGACTCTGGACACGTCCGTCATGACGATTCGGTCGATAGTGACTAAACAGGTCACGGTCCCCCCGGTCACAAGCGACTTCACCAGCTTCATATCGATGCCGGAAATTACCGCGACCTCGTTCGTGTGCGTAACGCTTGCGAATCAGACGAACGAAGAGCAGACCCTGCCGTCGGTGTTTTGGTCGACCGGGCAGCTTCGCGTGAGGCGCGGTGCGGGAGTACTGCTGAACGTCTTTATTCTGACCTACCAATAAGGTGACGTATGTCTTATGGGTTTAGATCCCGGAACGGATCTAACCTGGTTCAAGTGACCAGCGAAAACCGAGTGCTGTCCGTTGTCGGGTCTGGCCGCTACATGATCGGAAAGCTGCCCGGAACGTCTACGATAGCCACCGCGGCTATCACCTATGCAGCACCGATAACAACTCTTGAGCCCCCTCACATCTTTCTCAACCCGACAGATCAGGGGATGTATCACACGCTGCTTCACTCCGGGAGCGCGGGCAACTGGACGGGCTTCGCTTTCAAGTTGATGTTGATGCCGCCCTTCAATAGCTCAGATTGCAGCGGTCGCTGGCTTGTCGCGACCTTCACGTCCAAATCCGTCCCAAATAAATACGATCTCCGGCTCAGGAACGCCGCCACTGAACAAATCTTTGTGGGCTCTGACAACCTGCTGATCATGACTGGTGTTCCTTCAAATGAGGGTTGGACTCAGGATGGCAGGGCCGGGTCTGTATCGGGGATTAACTGGACCGGTTATCAAACATCATGGACGGGCTCCTACGAGGACTACTTCTTGGCCTCGACATTGCTCGGCGGGAAAAACTACAACGGCAACACCAGTCGCGAAACGCCCTGCGGTTTTCATGCGGGTGTTCGCGGCACTTTGAATGGCTATATGGGTGCACTGGCCGGCACCGAGATAGGCACCGACAAAAACGGCAGAACTACTTTCGCGGCTCGCCCAATGCGGCCTGTTTAATCCCCCGGGGCCGCTTACAGGCCGCATCAACATTCAAGGACTCTTTATGCCCTGGTACAAAGCCGGGACGGTTTCCGTCGCCCAAAATTCGAACGCTGTCACGGGCAGCAATACCTCGTTCATCGCCAACAGCCGGGTAGGGGATGCGTTTCTCGGTCCGGATGGGCGCTGGTACGAAGTCACAAACATTGCCAGCGATACGGCGATGGCGATCTTCCCGAACTACCTTGGCGCCACAACCAACGCAGGCGCCTACGCGCTGGCGCCGATGCAGGGTTACGTCAAAGACTCGGCCGACGCATTGCGAGCCCTCGTGAACCAGTTCGGCACGAAGCTCGCAGCTCTGGGCACCACCGGCAATTACGACACCTTGCCGGTGACGAAGGGCGGCACCGGGATGACAACGGCTGCAGGTGCATTGGCGGCGCTCGGCGCAGCTGGCTTAGGAGTGAACAATAATTCCGCGGGTACGTTTTTCTCTTCTGGTGAGCCGCCAGGAATCGCAAACATAAGTTCATCCGGGAAAGATGGGAGAACAGCATTACGTATTTCTAACGGCGCAAATGCCGGCGCGTCCTCCGTCATTACCTTTATCAGAGATGCGTCATATGCGATTCACTTCGGACTGGATACCGACAACAAACTAAAAGTTGGAGGCTTCTCAATGGGGGCGGTTGCTCGCACCCTGTACCACGAAGGAAACGCGGTCGGTACTGTCTCGCAATCCGGCGGGATTCCTACCGGTGCAATCGTTGAAGAAGGCACAAACGGCAACGGTACCTTCACGAAATACCTTAACGGCACGATGATCTGCCGGCACGGGATTGCCTACCCGTCCTTGCCGCCGGGATCCGCGGCGGCAGCGGCGTGGTCCTTTCCGTCTCCGTTCACCGCCCAGCCCATCTGCGTTCCTGCCGCTGGGTCTGTAGGTGGCAATGGGGGGTTCCTAAACGCTGCCCAGGACAGCGCTGGTAGCGGGAGCAGCACGACAATTGCCGTCGGCAACTCACACCCCTCAGCGACTGTCGGCACCCCGTACGTCCATGTAATCGCTATAGGCAGGTGGTTCTAATGATTATCAAGCTTTCCCCCCAGCGCCGAGACGACTTGCTGGAAGTCGTCAAAACCGGGCAGGTCCTGAATATCAACGGCGAAGAATTCGATTTCTCCGCGATTCCTGATGGTGCCACCTTACCGCGCTCTGCGATCGATTCAGAATGGTTCGCGGGCGACGTGGAAATGATCGCCGGTGCTTTGGTGGTCACGCTGCTGTTTCCAAACCCGGCTAATTACAGCCCGGCGCAGGCATTCCCGGTCGATCTGGTCGGCGTGCCGGACGGACAAGTCGCATTCCCACAACCGCTTCCAGAGCCCACAGACCCAGAGGCATTCCCAGAATGAGCAATATCGACTGGTCCAAGCTCATCACCAAAGAGATGAAGGAAACGCAGCGGGTTATTGCGCTGATGGGCGAAGTGATCGCCGAGCAAAGCAGGCGCAAGAAGATCGCCGACGATGCCATTCAGCCGCTTCAGGATGATCACGATACCGGTGACGCGGACGATGACGGCGAGGCGCTTCTGATCGCCTGGAAAAGATACCGATCGGCGCTGGCAAAAATTCAGCTACAGCCCGGCTACCCCACGACTGTCGACTGGCCAGTGCCTCCGACCTAAGCAGCCCTCAGCTTCACCGCAACCCGCCATCGAGCGGGATTTTTTTTGTCTGGAGAAATGCGATGACCGTTACCGAAAAAGATCGCGACGTGCTGGCGCGCACCCTGTGGGGCGAAGCGCGCGGCGAGGGGCTGGCCGGAATGGTGGCCGTTGCATGGACGATCCGCAACCGGGTGGACGACGGGAAGGATAAATCGTGGTGGGGCGAAGGCTACGCCGGCGTCTGCCAGAAGCCGTACCAGTTCAGCTGCTGGAACCGCAACGACCCGAACTATCAATTCCTGAGCGGCGCGCGGCAGATCCCGTTCCGCGAGCTGGCGCAGTGCCGGATTGCTGCTGACCAGGTGATCGACGGCAAAGTGCAAGACCCCACCGGCGGGGCAACCCACTACTACGCGACCACCATGCCCAAGGCGCCGGGCTGGGCCGCTAAGGCAACGCGGACGCTGAAACTGGGTGACCACGTTTTCTTCCGCAACGTGCCTTGATCGCGCCGCTCACTAGGCTGCCCTCAGTACAGATTCAGATTAGGAGTAGAAAATGCAATCTCAACAATATATTGCCCCCGCGAGCCTGGCACCGGTGACACTCGCGGTCAAAGCAAACGGCGGAAGCGTGAAGGTCGAAAAGCAGGTGGGCGCTGATTGGGTTGTGTCTGATGTATTCGCCCAGGACGGCGCCTGGCGTCTCGATCTTGGGTATTCGCAAACACGCTTTACGCCATCTGCCGGAGCGGTATTCGAGATTTACTCATGAGCCTACTCATCAGCACCGCTGTACAACGCCGCCGCATCCGTCGCGGCCTAGGGTTGCTGGGCGACAGCTTCAGCGCGAACTGCCACACGATTGATCCGAAAGCCTTCGGTACCGAAGCGTATGGCTACGCGGGCGCAATTGCTGCGAAGACCGGCCTGTTTCCAAGCTACCTGGACAACCAAGGGAAGGTGGGCGACCACTCTGGGCAGTTCATGCCAAGGCTGCCGTCATGCCTGACTTCGCTCACGGCCGATCTGTGGATGCTGCTGTCACGTACCAACGACAGTACGACTCCAGGCATGACGCTGGCCGACAGCAAGGCGAACGTGATGAAGGCGATCATCGCGTTCCAGAACACGCCTGGCAAATACCTTATTGTCGGCACCGGCACGCCACGCTTCGGCACCAAGGCATTGACCGGCGCCGCGCTCACGGATGCGATCGCGTACAAGGACTGGGTGCTGGGCTACGTCCGGCAGTTCGTGCCGGTGGTCAACATCTGGGACGGCTTCACGCAGGATATGACTGTCGATGATCTGCACCCGAACCTGATCGGCGCCGACTTCATCCAATCCCGCTGCGTGCCGATCATCAATGCCAATTTCGAGTTCTTCGGCGTGCCGCTGCCGACGGACGCTGCCGATCTGTACTCGGCGATCCGCCCGTTCGGCTGCCTTAATGCAAATCCCCAGCTCGCCGGCACTGGTGGCGCAATCAACGCATCAGTGAACCCGGTAGCCGGTTCGTCGCTGGCGGACAGTTACAAAGCCTCGGGCTCCGGCTTGGCTGGTGTGGCGACGCGCTGGTACAAAGAGCCCGCCGCATATGGTGAGGCTCAGTGCATTGAGCTCAGCGGAACCATGGCAGCCGCTGGTGGATACATCTACGTTCAGCCCACAGCGAACGTGACCCTGAGCAATCTGGCGGTGGGTGATGTGATCGAGATGGTGGCCGCGCCGGAAATCGTGGGCACCACCCGGGGCATTTTGGGATGGGAAGCTGAGCTGATCATCACCAAGCCGGTCGGCGGAAGCTCGTCGCTCGTGTATTACCGCTCGATGGATAAATACCAGGAGCCGTTCACGCTGCCGGCGAACTGGAAGGGCGCGCTGGAGACTCAGCGCTGTAGTTTCGACGCCACCGAGACGGTGATCAGTTGGAGGATGGGCCTGTACCTGGCTGCTGGCATCGCGCTTGATTCGAGGGTTAAGGTCGGCCAGATCGGTATTCGAAAGGTCTGAACTTCCTTCACAGGCTGCTTTGGGGCAAGCTGGTTGCCGGTATTCCCTGACGCTGTGTAAACGCAGTTCCGACTTCACTGGCACAGGAAAAGCTTTATGGCCTACCGCCTGCTTAATTCGGCCTCTGATCCGCAACGTATCCTTCGGGCATTGCGGCTAAACCACTGCCTCGAACAGAGGCTACAAATGTGTCTGGAGCGCATCTGGGCTGCGGATACTCTCATTCATTTGACCCACGCCCATGGCCGCGCGCTCGGGGTGGGCACGGGCCTCGGGCTGGTGAACGCCATTAGCCCGGCGCAGTTCACTCTGCTGGCTGAAGCCTATAGGCGGGCTTTCGAAGACCGCCTTGCGGAATTAGTCGAGCAAGCGTTACCGGTAACGAAAGAGTGACGCGATTGCCTCATGCGAAAATACGAAGTTCAGCGACGGGGTTTAAAATAGTTCGTGACTGCGGTTGAGGAATCACCTACTTCGCCGACGGCGGTAAGGATTTCTTGTTTCGTCACTCCAAACTTATTTGACCAGTATTTCAACTCTGATCCATCGTCCGGGTTGATCCTAATACCATCCGTGCCGTTTGCTATTTTTGCTTTTCCATGCCAGCGCATCTGCTATTTACATTTTTTGAATCATCCAGCATGCCCAGAGCCGCGTTCGCTTCGTAGGTGGAAGAATGCCAAACGTTCGACCTCTACGGTAGATCACCCTGATGCGGTGCGTGTTCGTCGACCGATGGAGGGCGCCAGTCACGCAGACTCTCGCCTACAGCGCGGGAAAGTAGGTCAAACTCCTCCCTGCTGATAAGTCTGCCGGCCAGTGCTTGCGTCAGATGGGCGCCCGCGCGAAGGGTGTCCAGTTCGGCGGTCTCAAGCGAAGAAGCCGTCTGTATCTCATGGATGAAAAATTCGGCTTGGAGCATGACAGTTTCCGATCCAGTCTGCATATCACCTCGATAATCGGTGTTCTTGCTGAAAGAACTTCGTTCGCACAGCCGCCGACATCAGCGCTGGGCGGCAATTGTGCGGGTGGCAGGCCTGCACTGCAACCTAGCCGGTACGTGACTCGACGGACTGCTCAGTCACAAGGTAGAGCGTATCGATCGACGCTGGCTGCAGCGCTTTCAACCGCTCGCCTTCTGGCACGAAGCTTTCCGCCCGAATCCCGGCGCGCTCTGCATCATCGTAGGTACTGGCGCGGTTGAGGGTGGACAGCAGTTGATCGAGCTTCTGCCTTACAGCTGCGGGCATGTTGATGAGGTCGTGGTTCATGGATGGAATCACGACCGAGAATTAGTACTTCGCAACACACAAAGGAGCGGCCAGTAGGATGCGTCAACATCCAAGCTGGCCACCGAACCGCAGACTATCCCTGCAAGTCCAGCCAAGGCTCCCGCTCTGTGCACAAAGCGCGGCGAGCCTAGCACCTGTTTATCCATACAGTAAAGGCTTGCATAAATGACCAACCCGATTGTTCCGTGGATGGGCGGCAAACGTCGCCTTGCAAAATCGTTGCTCGCGCTGTTCCCAGCGCATGATTGCTACGTTGAAGTGTTCGCCGGCGGCGCAGCGCTTTATTTCAAAAGGCCGGAGCCAGCAAAGGTCGAGGTTTTGAATGATCTAAACGGTGAGTTGGTCAGCCTGTACCGGGTTGTGCAGAACCACCTTGAGGAGTTTGTCCGCCAGTTCAAGTGGGCGCTCAGCTCGCGGCAGATTTTCGAATGGCAAAAGATGACCCGGCCTGAAACGCTGACCGACATCCAGCGCGCCGCGCGGTTCTTCTACCTTCAGCACCATGCCTTCGGCGCAAAAGCGACCGGGCAGACATTTGGTACTGCCACCACCGGGCGTCCGATTAACCTCCTGCGCATAGAGGAAACGCTCTCCGATGCGTGGCAGCGCCTGGCCGGAACTTACGTGGAGAACTTGCCCTGGCTGAAGTGTGCTGAAAAATACGATCGGCCGCACACGTTCCATTACATGGATCCGCCATACTGGCAGACCCAAGGGTATGGGACGGATTTCGGGCTCGACGAGTATCAGGCGATGGCTGATTTCATGCGTCGGTGCCAGGGAAAGGTGATGGTCAGCATCAATGACCACCCCGACATCCGCGAGGTGTTCGGGGGCTTTCGGATGCAGGAGCTGAGTATCAGGTATAGCACTGCAAACCCTAGAACCGGAAAAGCCGCAGTGACAGGTGAGCTGGTGATCATGAACTGGGAGTAGGCTTTGACGGCTTTATCAGGTGCTCACCCTGATTCCGGACGTTTCCAACATCCCTGCCCACCTCAAACCAGGTGAATCCCTCAGTCGGCCTGCAGCACTCCTTTGCGATCTCGGCGGCGCGCTCTGGCGTCGTTTCGGGATCCACCCATTCCCGGGCGTGCTCTGGGCTCAGCACCACCGGCCGCCGATCGTGGATGTCGACCATGCCTTGATCGCTGTCGGCGGTGATGATCACGAAACCGTCCTGCGGGTCCGGCTCAAGCCCCTGATGCACCTCCGCCAGTGCGGCGAAAAACATCGGGCCTTCCTCTTTCAGCCTGATGGAGTAAGGCTGCTTCTTCTTCGGGTCGCTCGGATCTTTGACCCATTCAAACCAGCCGTTCGCCGGAGCGAGCGCCCGGCAGGTCGGCCAAAGCTGCTTGAAGTACTTCCCTGTCATCACCGTTTCGACCCTGGCATTGATCGGTGTCGGACGCTTCCCTTCACCTTTCGCCCAGAACGGCGACCATCCCCAACGCACCTTGTCCACGCTCAGGCCGTTCTCAGTTGGCCTGATGATCTCGACGCGAGTCGTCGGCGCGACGTTGTATCGCTCGATCGGCCAAAGGTCGTATCCATTGATGATCAACTGCTCTGGAGCAAGCGTCTTGAGGTAGTGGTCCATTGGCTCGTAGATCGAGTAGCGTCCGCACATAAGGTCACCTGTCGCAAATCGGCTTATACAGTGTTGACCACAATCCTCGCGCTTAGTTAACTGTACGCATATACAGTCATTTCAAGCGAAGACTTCCCATGTACGTCCTGATCACTCCGCGCCGCCAGATGGGCGTCGCCGTGCCGAAAGACCAGCTTAGCAAGCTCCCGCCGTTCAAAGGCGACGTGCAGATTGTTGAGTCTCAGTGCTCCGCCCTCGGCCGCATTACCCGGGAAGCCTTCATTTTGAACAGCGTCGGCCACGCGCGGGATGCTTTGCCAAGGCTTCTCGATGCCAGCGTGACGAGCATGGGTACCCAGGGCCTTATTATTTCCGGCATCGAGCAGATCGAAGAGGCGTTCTACTTCCAGTCGTGGTGGTGCCGCTTTGAATGACGACACGGCGCCTGACCACCTGGACCTTTCACTGGATGAGCTCCTGAACATCCGCGCGCCGGGCACTTACCTGGTGAAGGTTGAGGGCGACAGCATGGAGGGGGCGGGCATCTTCTGTGGTGACCTGCTGATTGTGGACAAGAGGATCGACGCCAAGGCCGGGCAGGTCATCATCGGCGTCGTCAATCAGCAACCGCTGGTCAAGTACCTCGCCTTTGTGAGCTGTTACACGGTGCTGCGCTCGGCAAACAGAAAATACCCTGACCTTTTCATCATGGAAGGGGACGAATTTGATATCTGGGGTGTAGTAACACACAGCGTCCGCGATCACGCGAGGAACTGA